GGGGGGCGGCCCCTCGCGCGCGCACAACCCTCGCAAATATGCGCCCAGGTTTTGAACACCTTGCTCTTTCTCTTGCTTCAAAAGATGCTCGCAAGGCGGAGGTACGGGTGGCCGATCACGCGAATGTGATTGAACAATCGCTTGACACCACAGATTGCGGCTTGCGGAGCCGGGCATACCATGCCATGATATGGGCCACAGCCTGGCAGGTTCCGGGCAAGATAAGGACCAGTCACTCGTGACCGATCTTAACCTCGATCTTCATCTCGGTGGGCGGCGACCTTTACCGCTCGGAGCGGAGGCTGTTCGTGAGCTTACTGAGAGTGATATTGCCCTCCTCCAAGTGGAGCGTGGCATCAAGCCCACCCAACTCCAGCGAATCACCGACCGACATCACGCTCTCGCCAGATGCTTGGCAACTGGAATGTCAGCGACTGAGTCTGGTCTTGTCACTGGCTATACTCCAAGTCGCATTAGCATACTCCGAGGCGACCCGGCTTTTGAGGAGCTGATCGCGTTCTACCAGGCGGAAACAGCCAAACCCGTCTTGGACCTCCAACAGCGCATGACGAGCCTCGCTCTTGACGCGACTGCGGAACTCCAGGATCGCCTTGAACTGTCTCCGGCCGAGGTGAGCACTGATCAGCTCCTCGACACGATCAAGCTGACTGCCGACCGGACCGGGCACGGGCCGAAGCAGACCAACGTGAACGTCAACGTAAACCTCGGCGAACGCATGAAAGCGGCGCGGGAAAGAGCTGCGCTTCCCCCAGCGCGGACCACGGGGCCAGACCCAGTGTCGCACTCCACGAGTCTGGCCCCAACCATCATCGACGGCGACTTCACGGAGGTGATCCGTGAATCGAAGTAGACTCCAGGGCTGGCACCCCGAGTCGGAGTTCCGGCAGCTCATCGAGCAGGTCGCGGACTATATCAACACTCCCACCACCGAAAGGAAGCTCCTCATGGCACTGCAAGCAGACGTTCAAAAGCTTATCGATGAAATCAAGCAGAACAAGGACCTTGTCACTTCAGTCGCGCAGGCCTTGCAGGTGCAGGGTAAACAGATCGACGATCTCAAGACGCAGGTCTCTGGCCTTCAGGCCGGACAGGTCCTGACCGTCGATGATCTCACCGCGATTCAGGGCGCCGTCACCGATCTCGGTGAAACCAATACTGAACTCCAGACCGCTACGCCAGCCAACACTCCGGGCCAGCCGGTTGTTCCAGCTGCCACACCGACTCCTGATCCGGCCGCGTGAGCGACGCGCTCATCGAGGACCTGGCTTCTTTCACCAACGACCCACTCGGGTTCGCCATCTGGGCGTTCCCTTGGGGCGAGCCGGGGTCTCCGCTTGAGCACCGTTCACTTGAACAATGGCAAATCGACTTGCTCACGCAACTTGGTCGCGGGCTTCTTTCCCCAGAGGAAGCGATCAGGATTGCCCGCGTTAGCGGGAACGGCGTGGGCAAGTCGGCCACCGTCTCGATCATAATCCTTTGGTCCATGACAACCTTCGAGGACACAAAAGGTGTTGTCACAGCAAACACGGAAACGCAGCTTAAGACCAAGACGTGGGCGGAACTTGGCAAGTGGTTCAATATGTTCATCGGGCGGGAATTATTTAGGCTTACAGCTACCGCCCTCTTCAGTCGGGACCCCGATCGGGAGCGTACATGGCGCATTGACATGGTACCCTGGTCCGAACATAATATTGTCGCATTTCAAGGTCTTCATAATGAAGGCAAGCGGCTTCTAATTATATTCGACGAAGCCGCCGTTATTCCAGATGGTATCCACGAGGCCGCCGACGGCTGTATGACTGACGCGAACACCCAACGTATCTGGTGCATGTTCGGCAACCCTAACGCGCCGACCGGGCGCTTCCGCGAAGCTTTCCCAGGCGGCCGCTTCGCGAGTCGTTGGCTCACCGACTCAATAGACTCGCGGAGCGTCTCCTTCACCGACAAGCGCGAAAGTCAGAACTGGATCGACGATTATGGAGAAGACTCCGATTTCGTTCGTATCCGTGTCAGGGGGGTTTTCCCTCGGTCCGGCACCATCCAGTTCATTGGAGCCGACTTGGCCAGTTCGGCTGCGGGACGGGAAGTGTCTGTATACGTTTTTGACCCCTTGTGTATGGGGGTCGATGTGGCTCGTTTCGGTGACGACGAATCCGTTATCTACTTCCGAAAAGGTCGCGATGGCAGATCAATTCCTCCAGTGCGCTTCCGGGGTGTCGATACAATGACGCTGGCATCGCGCGTGGTCGAGGCCTACATGCACCATCGCGCCGATGCAGTTTTTGTGGATGGGGGAGGTGTCGGTGGCGGCGTGGTGGATAGACTCCGACAATTACGTGTGCCTGTTATTGAAGTGCAATTTGGCGGCAAGTCGGACAATAACTTTGGTGCTATCGAGAGCGGAATCGCCTACGCCAATAAGAGGGCTGAAATCTGGGGTTCAGCCAAAGAGTGGCTCTCAGTGGGAGCTATTCCCGATCTCCCAGACCTTATCACAGGACTTTCCGGGCCGGAGTACGGCTTTAACGGTCGAAACGAAATCCTTCTCGAGTCCAAGGACTCCATGCGGAAACGTGGAGTCGGCTCGCCTGATCTCGCGGATGCCTTAGCACTGACGTTCGCTTATCCGGTGGTGCCGAAGCTCCGCAATGAAATGCGTCCGGATGCCCTCGTGCAGTCCGAATACGACCCGCTTACGCAACATGAGACGGAGGCCGCGTGATGCACGGAACAGGATTGAATCTCCCGGTCTGGCAGAGCGATCGTATTGTTGCCGGGACCCTCACGAATGGAATGTTGATCGTCAAGACCCGTCAGTCGGACGGCACCTATCTCATTGACACGATTCCTCTCGTAAAGCAGGAGGCCGCATGAGCTTCATCATCGTTAATACGACTGACAAGCCGATCGATCTCGCGGGCGTCTCGCTCCCGCCGAAGAAGGCTTACACGGTCGAGACCCTCACCGACGCCATGCTTCAGGCGCAGGCGAAGAAGGCCCTCTCGATCGTCGACGCCACCTTGTCGGTGAAGGAACGTAAGGAACTCGCCGATCTATTCACGCCGAACTATCACACCGGCGATCCTGCTATCGATGGGCCAAAGAAATGAGTTTCCTTTTCGGCGGCGGCTCGTCCGCTTCAACTCCACCTCCACCGCAGTTGCCGGACCCGTTACCGAGCACGCCAACTTATGCCTCGGGCACCGGCAAGCCCTCTGGCAACACGAACCGCATCCCTGGCTTCGGGGACACCTTACTTACGTCAAGCTTGGGCGTCGATCAGTCGAAAACGAACACAGCGAAGAAGTCGCTTCTAGGACAGTAAATGGCCGTCGGCGCATCACCGCAGACTTCATCCTCGCCCTACGCGAATGAGCGGAGTGAACTCGAGTCGGAACTCGCGGGGCTGAAAACAGAGAGGTACTCGTGGTGGGTGGCTTGGGGGCAGCTAGCGCAATACTTATTGCCCAGGCGTTATCGATGGCTGGTGACGCCAAACCAGATGAACCGTGGTTCCCCTATCAACGGGACGATCATGGATTCTACTGGCACGATAGCAGCCCGAGTCCTCGCATCTGGTATGATGTCGGGAATTACCTCGCCGACCCGGCCGTGGTTCAAGCTCCGTATCGCCGGATACGGTAAGGACGAAATAAATCCTGTGAACATCTGGCTCGCCGAATGCGAGAAGCGGATGATGCACGTTTTTCAGAAATCGAACTTCTACAACGCCGCCGCCGTGATGTACCTAGATCTTGGTATCTTCGGCACCGCGCCGATGATAATTTACGAAGATTTTGAGAATGTTATTCAGTGCTACAATCCGTGCGCCGGTGAGTATTACGCCTGGAACAATGAGCGCCTCTACGTCGGTGGTCTCGCCCGCGAGATGACGATGACCTGTCGCCAAATCGTCAAAGAGTTCGGGCTTGCGAATTGCTCGCAATCAATTAAGAATACGTATAAGACCGGCGGCGCGGGCCTTTCACAAGAATACAAGGTGATTCACTTCATCAAGCCGAACACCGGCTACGTGAATAGCCGCTTCGCCTGGTGTGAGTGGTATTTTGAGGAAGGAGCCACTGGCAGTGACCCGGAATTTCTACGTAAAAAAGGCTTCTTCGATGCCCCCTTCATATGTCCCAGGTGGGACACCACCGGTAACGACGCTTACGGGCGATCCGTTGGAATGGACGCGCTGGGCGACGTTAAGCAACTTCAGCAGGAAACAAAACGAAAAGCCCAAGCAATCGATAAGCTCGCGAATCCGCCAATGGTGGCTGACGTTGAGCTGAAGAACCAGCCCGCCTCGACCTTACCCGGCGGCGTGACTTACGTCAGCAAGAAGGAGGGCGTGGGCTTCAGCCCTGCATATCAAAACTTCCGCCCGCCGGTTGCCGAGATGATGCAAGATATCGGCATGATCCAACAGCGGATCAAAGAGATTTTCTTCAACGACCTCTTCCTAATGATCTCGTCCCTGGACACGGTGCGGACCGCAACTGAGATCGACGCCCGCCGCGAGGAAAAGTTGGTCATGCTCGGCCCGGTCCTTGAACGACTTCAGACCGAGGCTCAAGACCCAATTATCGATCGAGTGTTCTCGATCATGTCGCGGGGCGGACTGCTGTCCCCGCCTCCACCTGAGATCGCCAACGCGCCGATCCAAGTCGAATACGTCTCGATGCTTGCCGCCGCACAGTCCGCGGCGAACACCACCGGGATCGAGCGGTTCCTCGCCCAGGTCGGCAACATCGCCGGGGTCCATCCGGAAGTCCTCGATATCCCAAACTGGGACCGGATGATGACTCGGTACGGAATGGTCCTCGGGAATGATCCAACCGACATTAATACTGAGGACGAAATCGCCGCGATCCGGCAGGCCAAGTTGAAAGCACAACAGGCCGCGCAGATGAATCAGGTCGCCGACACGTCAAAGGGCTTCGCCGACGCTGCGAAGAACCTATCTGCGACTGACGTAGGTGGCGGCGTGAACGCGTTGCAGGCCATGCTTGGTGGAGGGCCCGCCTCATGACTTATGACTCCAGCGATCCGAAATCGGTCGAGAAGGCCACGAAAGACCTCAAGACGAAGGAGGTACTCCGCGCTGAGGGTCTACGTCAAATCATGCAATCGGAGGCCGGGCGCGCTTGGATGTGTGGGCTTCTCGAATCTACCGGGCCCTTCAGGTCACCTTATTCGAGTGACGCACTCGCGATGGCACGCGCCTGTGGCGAAGCCAACGTCGGCCTTCGCTTGATCGCCGAGCTTCACGCCTGCTCCACCGAACTTTATCTCGTCATGATGAAGGAGAACACAGCGTGAGTCTGTCTCCTTCATCCTTGATACGAGGTCTGGTTGGCCGGGCGCTACCGCTGTTCAACCCGGACAGCACCAACAACGACACGGCCTTCCGCCAGGGCTCCTACGGTGAGCTATACACTCAGCCGTTAGTGCAAAAGAAGCACAACCTCGCGGACGAGGGCACCTACTTCGTCGCGAACAACGCGCAGACTGGAATCGTGCCGACTTACGGCACCGCGTTCGATGCGACCAAGCCCTTCATTACGATGTTTAACAACAACGCGACGGCGCGGCTGTACCTCGATTACATAGCCTTGCTGGCGGCGGTGGCCGGAGCCCAGACCACGACGGCGGGCTTCACCGCAGCGGCCCTTGCTGTGGATAACGTGAATCGCTACACTTCCGGCGGCACCACGCTTGGCGCTGGCGTAAACGCGAACATGGCCTCGGCCGCCGCTTCCGGCGTCGTAGTTAATTGCGGCGCGATCACGGCCGTCGGGCCATCGGCCCTCGTGCGGAATGTTTCCGGCCTCCGCAACCTCCGCCCCTCCGTTTCATCCACAGTCATTAACGTCGCCGGGGATATGAATGTCCTGAACTTCGGCGCGAATGACGGAGCCGTCGGCTCGATCGTGATAGCTAACCCGAACATCATGCCGCAGCCAATGCCGCCGATCGTCGCCGGTCCTGGCCACTGCATCCTTTTCTATCTTTGGTACCAAGGGGTGAGCGCCCCTTCGGCCGCAACCTACGCTCCAGAAATCGGTTTCTGGGTCCGTTAAGAAGGAACGAAACATGGCTGATCCCGTCGTTGCAGCAGCGCCTGCCGAACACTCGCCTGCTGCCACACCTCCCGCAGCGGCTACACCTCCGGTCACGCCTTCTACCGCAGGTGAACCAGCTGCGGGAGACCCAGCCACGCCACCGGCTGAAGCCCCGAAAACGGAACTTGGTAAAGCCGAGGCCCCGAAACCTGCTGAGGCCGTCGCCTTCGACGCGGCCAAGCTGACTGTGCCGGAGGGCATGAAGGCGGACGACCCGCTCTTCAAGTCTTTCGGTGAGACGATGGCCGACGCCAAGCTCGATCCACAGGCGCGCGGGCAGAAGCTTCTCGACCTTTATAAAGACGGCATCAAGTCTGTGCAGGAAGCACAGGTCAATGCCTGGAAGACCACGAATGAAAAGTGGGTTAACGAAGTCAAAGCGGACCCCGAGATCGGCGGGGCAAAGTTCGAGCCGACCAAAACGTCAATTGCCAAGGCTATCGATTCTCTCGGGCCGGATTTATCCGTAGCATTCCGACAGGGCCTCGATGCCACTGGAGCTGGGAACCACCCCGCGATTTGGAAAGGACTGGCCAAAATGGCCGCACTCCTGACCGAAGGCGGGCACGTCTCTGGCGCACCACCGAAGGGCAGCCCCGATATTGGGACGACCTTCTTCCCCAACTCCAAAATGAAATAGGACACAGATAAATGGCAACGCTTGCCTCAAACGCCCTAACTTACGCCGACTGGGCAAAACGAGTCGGCGACGACTACAAGATTGCGATGATTATCGAAATGCTCTCGCAGACAAACGAGATCATGACGGACATGCTCGTCATGGAGGGCAATCTCCCGACGGGTAATAAGACCATCGTGCGAACTGGACTGCCGTCCGGCACCTGGCGACTTCTGAATGCTGGTATTCAGCCTACGAAGTCCACGACCGCTCCAATCGTCGATACGTGTGGCAACCTGGAAGCTGAAAGCCAGATCGACAAGGACGTGGCGGCGCTGGCCGACGACCAGGCCCGGTTCCGGCTTTCGGAATCGATGGCCTTCCTCGAAGGCATGACGCAGCAGATGGCCGCAACCGTGATCTACGGTTCGACCGGAGTTAACCCGGATCGCTTCACTGGACTGGCGCCGCGTTACAACAGCGTCCTCACGACTACGGCCCTCTCGGCCGCAAACGTGATCGACATGCAGGGTGTCGGCACCGACAACACGTCCATCTGGATCGTGACGTGGGGCGAGCGGACCACCTGCGGTATCTTCCCGAAGGGCAAGATCACCGGCCTCCAGCATACTGACATGGGCCTTCAGCGCATTCAGGACGTGAACCAGACGTTCGCAACCGGCGCGTATTTCTGGGGTTGGGTTGACCACTTCAAGTGGGAACTCGGCCTTCAGGTTCGTGACTGGCGTTACAACGTGCGCCTGTGCAACATCGACGTGTCGGACCTGTCAACGGTTAACGCAGCGAATATTATCAACGGCTTGATCCGCGGACTGAATCGTCTGCCGACCACCGCTGTTGGTACGACCGCTGTGCAGACCTCGGACTCGCCGAACGTGCAAGGCTCGATGGGCAAGACGGTGATCTACGTCAACCGCACCGTGCGCACCTACCTCGAACTTCAGGTCGAGAACAAGACGAACATCTGGCTCCAGCTACGTGAGTACGACGGCCAGGTCGTTCTGACTTTCCGCGGCGTCCCGATTCGTACTGTGGACGCGATCCTCAACAACGAAGCTCGTGTCGTCTAAGGAGCAATGAAATGATTCTCGACTCACTATTGATGTTCTCTACTCCTGCATCTCCGCAGGCGATTACGACCACAGCGGCGTCGACCAACATCATCGACTTACTGAACCCGCGTGATATGGGCATCGGAGATAATCCGGCGCTCAAGGTGGCGTGTATCGTTACTACGGCCTTCACGGCCGCCGGTGCCGGCACGCTTACCGTGTCGTTCCAGGGCGCGCCCGACAACGGCTCCGGCGCTCCGGGTACTTACGTAGACTACGCAATCTCGCGTGCCTACGCTCTCGCGGACCTCGTGGTTGGAGCCAAGCTCCTTCCGATCGATGTCCCGCACCGCGATCCTTCGCTTCTCGTCACCTTCCCGCGTTTCTACCGTCTGAACTACACGGTGGCGACCGGGCCGATGACTGCGGGCGCAATTGTCGCAGGTATCGTCATTGATCGTCAGGATTCGGCAATCTATCCCGCCGGCCTGACCATCACGAACTGAGGTATGCAAGCATGAAATATCTTCGTTCACTCTTGGTGGGGGCTGCATTAATCGCAGCCCTCCCTGCGGCGGCTCAGCCCGTTCCGCAGACTGGCGTCACTTGGGGTTATATCGCCAAGACGACTTACGCGGCCGGATTTATCGGCCTCGTTCCTCCAGCGTCGGCCACCGACACTATCTGCCTCGCGGGGTCCGCGACCAAGACGATCAAGCTTACGCAAGTCAAGTTGAGTGGCACCGCCGGCACCTTGGTGACAGTTCCAATCACCTTGGTTCGTCGAGCCACTGTTGCGACGGGCGGCACCGCTGCTTCCACCACAGCGAATCCGGCCAACAACATCTCGAAGCTGGATACGAACAACGCCACGGCGACTGCGGTGCCGATTGCTTACACCGCAGTCCCGACTATCACCGACGCGGCTCCGACCTACTTGGATTCCGCTTCGTTGACCCTTGGCACCACGGCAGCGGCGACCGTCACCAACCCGCTGCTGTTCGACTACAGCAACGTGCAAAACTTGCTTCAGCCCGTCACCTTGCGTGGCGTGGCCCAGCAGGTATGTTTAAACTTCAATACGATCTCAATCTCTTCTGGCGTGCTGAATGGTACGCTGGTCTGGACCGAGGAATAATAAACTTTGGGGCAGTTACTTCAATCGGGGCAACTGCCCCACTTTTAAGGAGACGAACATGAGATGGCGACTTTCTGAACCACACCATATCGACGAGCAGGTGCTCGACGCGGGCACCATTATCGGTGATGATACTCAGTGGCCCTACCGGGCGACGAAAGACGATCCGAAGATCAACCGAAAGAAGGGCGACCCACTGCCGCCCTCGACCAACATGATCCCGCTTGATCAAGAAGCGACTGAGGCCTGGGACAAGAAGTGGGGCGACCGGGATGTTGGCGGCGATCCGTTCAAGTCGGTGCCGCTGACCGGCGCACCTGACGCTCCGATAGTTCGCGGCCCGGCAAATAAGCCTCAGCCGGAACCGCCGAAGCCTGTGAATACGAAGCCAGCGGAGCCGCCCAAGACCGGTATTCTCGCTCCGAAAGAAGAGCCGAAGCCGACTCCAACTCACCCTTCCACCCCGACACCGAAAGCGTAAAACCATGAAGCGTCTTACACTCGCGTTACTTGCATGGCTTGCTCTTAGCGCGAGTGTGAGCGCTCAGAACACGTCGCCGGTCATTCCGGCCACTCAAGCGTCGATTGCGGTTACGATCTCAACCGCGACGACGACCCTCCTCATCGCGGCGCGCGGTACGCAAAGTATCTACGTGACCGCAGTCGATATCATCGCCGGTGGCGCTGGAGCGATCCAGTTCATCGCGGGCACCGGCGCAACTTGTGCTGTATCTTCGGTTAACATAACCGGCAGTTATGTTCTCGCGGCGCAAGTCGGCTTTACGAAGGGCACCGGTAACGGAGTTGTGTGGGTGGTGCCACCGGGACTGAGCCTTTGCGCGGTCACGACGCAGGCCGTTGGTATGCCGGGGAGCATTGCATATGCGCAGTTTTAAACTCGCACTTTGCGCCCTCTTGCTTGTGGCGACGAGCGCGTCAGCTCAACTCGCGATCACCGGCGCGGGCGGTGGCGGGGCTGGAGGCGGTGGTGGCGGCTGCACTAATTCACTCAATTTCTCGCAAGCCTGTAATTCAATGTATCTCCTTTGAGGAAAACGCAGATGAAACGGATACTTTTATCTATCGCACTGTCCCTCGGAAGTTTGGGAAGTGCATTCGCGGCCTGTACTAATCCACTTGCGATCAAGGATGCGACCGCCGCGACGATCTCCATGTCGATGGTCTCGGGCGCGGACGGCTTCTGTCAATACAGTTTTAACCTGTCGCGAGTCAACGATACGGCGGTAGCGACCGGCTCCGGCGTGATGACGGCAGGGACGCTGCGAACGGCGCTCGCGACTGACAGCCCTGGTATCGTGGCGCTTGGCCAGACGACGAAATCGGCCTCCGTCCCGATGGCGATTGCTTCGGACCAGGTTGGCACGGCCGGAACGGCAAATGCCACTGTTACGACGGTGCAGGGCATCGCGTCGATGACGCCGATTATTGCCAACTCAACCAACGGTTATCCATCCGGCGCAGTTCCTATTACTGCATCTACTACAGGGACGACCGCCGCGACAACCGCTACACTTGCAGCGTCCGCTTCAATTAAGACTTATATTTGCGGTTTCTCTATCAGAGCCAACGCAACGGCAGCCGCAACCGCAAACTCGACGGTAACTGGAACCGTTACCGGGACGTTGAACTTTACTCAATGGACCGCGCCATTGGCGAGCGGTATTGGGTTGAATGAACAAATATTTACCCCTTGCATTCCATCCAGCGCGATTAACACCGGTATTGCAGTTATCTCTGCCGCACCCGGCTCCGGTGGCGTTGTGTCAGTCGCAGCCTGGGGCTTCCAACTATGAGATTGTTTAAATATCTCTTAGCAGCTTTAATCGCCTTTACTCCGGCGGCACCGGCCGTTAATGCTGGTTGGTTTCCGCTCGATGAGCCTTCATCGACGCCGGTCAGTAACGCTTGCAGTAATGTTTCTGGCACCGTTGTTACATTTACCGCTCAGGGAACTGGCGGAGCCAACCCTAATCGGATTTCGGTAGTCACAATTAACTGGAGTGACAGCACTTTAGCGGGGACCTCCGAGCTAAATACTGTAACTATTGGCGGCATCTCTATGACCAGGAGCGTTCGTGCTTCTGGTGATAATCAGAATAGTAATTCTGAAATCTGGTATGTTGCAAATCCGACTGGAACGACAGCTAACATTGTCGCCACGTTTTCGACAGCCATTGATGGAATAACGATTGAGGTCTATAACCTTATTGGCTACGTTACAGACCCTGGCGGAAATACTACTGGTACGACGTCTGCCACTATACAGTACAATAATAAACAGCTGGCAATTGTCGCTGGAAGTCGAACAACGAATGTTTCGACCTCACTATCAAATTTAAATACTGATTTTTCATCCGCTTGCGGCTCCTTTCTTTGGGGAGTTCATTCATCGCAGACGCTGCGCGGTAATAATCAGTCGATAACGACCACGATTAGCCCGACGAGTAATAATCCTAAAATAGCACTTGCTGTTTGGACTACTGGCAATGTCGTTGCTGGTTGCACCGAAGGTGCCGCGTTTCTTGGAAGAACATCAGGGCTTGATTTAACTCATTCAACCGCATATACTAATTTAATCTGTGGTCTTGTTACTGATGGTGTCTGGTCGAAGCTAGATATACTTTATATCTTCGCAACGCAAGATACTACGACAGCACAACTAAATCTAGTCCAAACGAGTTATCCAGCCACACTGCACGGGTCCCCGACATTTACAGCTAATCGCGGTTATACTGGTGTTGGCGGTTCGACAGTCTATATTGATACTGGTTTTAACCCTGTTAGTGCGCCATCACCAAAGTATGTGCTTAACTCAGCACATATGTCAGCGTGGAATTTAACTGATACGCCAGATTCCACCACTATGGGGTCGCTTAATGGTGCGGATCAAGCTCTCATAAATATTAAATTTTCTGGTAATAATAACTTCTACGCGCGCATAAATGATACTAGTGCTGGTGGAAACACTAGTGGCATTGGTAGTATGATTGGGCATTGGCTTGCTTCGCGTGATGGCTCTGCGTCAACAGGTGCATACTTTAATGGTAGTAACTTTTTCACTCCTCTGGATGTGTCAGGCGCAATTCCAAATGTGAACATGTACGTTCTCGGAGCGAACAGTAGTGGAACTCCAACCGGTCTTAATAATCAACAGGCGGCAATAACTTTTGGTGGTTCATTGGTGCCACCTGATCCGGCTAACTTATATTCCCGTCTCCGCACTTACATGACTGCAGTTGGGGTTCCGTAATGAGCCGTCTTATTACTAGGCGGGGCCTTCTCAGAGCTACCGGCTTTGCTGCGCCAGCTATTATTATTCCGCGCGCCTATGCTCAACTCGAGTCTTGCCTACCCGCTTTTTGCGGAGCGCGCCCGGGAGGTGTCTGTACTGTAGCATCGTATCCAATGATTAGTAATATACTTGGCTGGTGGGACCTTAGTTGTCCCGCTAGTGTTACTAATGTCGGATTTGAACTTCATGCTGTCGCTGATATTAGTGGCGGCGGAAATACTATGGTTAAGTTTGGTAGCACAAACTGGCCCGTCTATAGCCCCACCTTATTTAATTCTTTGCCTGGTGTTCAAATCACTGCGACTGATGTATGCGCACTAGGTTGTTCAGCCCCATTCCCAATGGGGGCTGGTAACACACTTACAGGTTGGTACGTTGGCACAATGGCTGAGACTGGTTCCGGAACTTTCGGCCGGACTCTTTCTTACGCCGCGCCAGGTCATGTTGATTTTGATAATGCTGCTTCATGGTGCGTATCGGCGAGTGCATCTATAACGACAGCTAATTTCTTTCGCAATAGTGTCGGCTGCGTTTCTAATGTAGGTACAATTTATCCAGCTGGTCATACATTTATTTTCACAATAGACTCAGGTGGGATAATGACAAACTATGTAGATGGCATTCCCGCCGCTACTAGTAGTTCTCCAGGTAATTGGATAACTGGTGGAACGATGTGTTTTGGAACTGAGGTCACTGGTGTTGGCCCTGACTATTGGCGCGGGGCCGCCGGTGAGTGGGGCGTATCGGGTTCGTATACTGTTCCAGCGAATGTTGCAGCCTTTCATTCGGTTCTTAAATCTAAATGGCACCTTTGAGGAAAAACTAAAATGAGTACTCCAGGTCAAGGCGCTGTTGCTGGTTCTTTCACCATTTATGGGAAGGTAGACTACGGCCCAACTTTCGGGCAGGTCTATCGCCCACTCAATCAAAAGCGACTTGTGACAGCTGCTGGAAATGTTCCAATCATACCCTTCGACGTAATCGTAATTATCCAGCAGACTATCGCCGCCGCGTTCAACTTGATTCTTCCGGACTTGGGTCTGTGGATGCGTCAGCCTTATGGCGGATTCGATCTCATTATCAAGAATCGTAACTTCGGTTTTGATATGACTGTTGTCCCATTCGGAGCGCAGCGAATTGATGGAATTGGCTCTTTAATCGTCAGTGGTGGTCAAGGCGAAGGTGCAGTTATTCTCTCACCTCTCAATGATCTGTCAGGATGGGATACAATATGAAAAGGCTACTTCTCGCACTTGCATTGGCGTTAAGCCCGGCTGTCGCCGAAGCACAGTGGCAGGTGCCATCTGGCTCAGTGCCGATTGGCCGAGGCCAAGGTGTTGTGGGCTTCGCTGGAGTCCCAGCCGGGATCAACGGTAACTGTCTTACGTCCTCAGGCGGAACCTGGGTCGCGTCGCCCTGCGCCGGTTCCGGTGGCGGTTTCACAACGCCTTGCGCGTTGAATGTCTTGCTCGTCGGTACTGGCGTGGGGCTACCGCCAGGATGCGTGACCTTGCTCCCGGCCGATAACACTCCAGTATTCACTGGCGACGTGACAAGCACCGGCGCTTCGCTCGTCCTGAATATCACGAATAATGCAGTCACGAACGCGAAGCTCGCCCAGATGGCGGGCCGCACCGTCAAGGCCAACATAACCGGCGGCTCCGCAAATCCAACTGACGTTCCGATTGCAACGGACGCGAACTTCCTCGCAGGCACCACCGATAAGTTCGTTCAATCTGGCACACTTTGGCAGACTGAAACTACAACGACTTACGGCACCACGACCACGTTTGACTTCTCGACGTTTAAGAATACCGTGGTTACGCTGACCGGCAATATCACCACTATGACGCTCTCGAATGTCACGGTAGGTAAGGCTGGGTCGATCACGTTTATTCAGGACGGGACCGGATCGCGGACTACGGTCTGGAGTAGCGTGTTTAAGTTCGCTGGTGGTACAACGCCAACACTGACAACGACCGCCGGGGCCGTCGATATTTTATCGTACTCGTGCCGTACTTCGACATTCTGCCAGGCCGCCATGATGAATGATGTGAGGTAGAAATGCCCTCCGAGGTAACTATTTGCAATCGGGCCTTGCAGTCAATTGGCACCCGGACTACGATTGCGTCGCTGACGGAGACCTCAGTCGAGGCGCGGAATTGCAACCTGATTTATCAGGACACGCGGGATGAAGTCCTGCAAATGGCGTATTGGAACTTCGCGCAAAAAACGGATTTCCTTGCGCTGTTGAAGTCCGCGCCGGGTACACCCTCGAATGCAGCTTCGACCGCGAGCCAGTGGTCGACTGCCTTCCCGTCACCGCCCTGGCTTTATGAGTATGCGTATCCAAGCGACTGTATTCAGATGTCGCGGATCGTGCAGCAGATTCAGAACACGTATGTCGGGACTCCATTCACAACCGGAGGCTCGAATGGGTATCCATACTTCGTCGGTCCCGGCTCACCGTTCCGAGTCTCAACTGATGAGGACACGAATGGGCAGCAAAAGAATGTGATTCTGACGAATCAGTATCAGGCGATTGGTATCTATACAAAGCGGATCATTGATCCGAGTCTGTTCGGTGCGCAGTTTGTCGAGGCTCTGGTTCAGGCCTTGGCCGCGAAGCTTGTGCTTGCGTTGACTGGCCAGACGGCGATGGCGAATTTAAAGTTCGCTCAGGCTAACGCGATCATAACTCAGGCGCGCGCCTCTGATGGAAACGAGGGGCTAACGGTAATCGACAACATGCCGGACTGGATTACAATTCGCGAGGACTCGGCCAATTTTTATGGAGTCGGTATCGGTTATTGTGCTCCGCTCGGCCCGCTGTTCGGGGTGATCTGAGTGAGTGTCAATGTAATCCAAACTTCATTTGCTGGCGGCGAACTTTCACCGACACTGTACGCGCGCGTTGACATTGCAAAGTTCCATGTCGGTGCAGCACGGATGCTTAATTTCTTTGTGGACTATCGGGGTGGCGCGAGCAATCGGCCGGGCTTCGAACTGGTAGTTCGCGCGCGAGATTCAAACAACCCTGAACGATTGATCCCATTCCAGTTTAGTATCGTCCAGAACTACGTTCTCGAGTTCTCGAACTTTTTCATGCGCGTGATTAAAGACGGCGCGCTCGTCTTGAACGCCGCGAAGGCAATTGTCTCTTTTTCAAACGCGAATCCTGGCGTTCTTAACGTGCCCGCGCACGGCTACTTTACTGGAGAGCAAGTCTTCGTTTTGACCGCTGGCATGACGCAAGTCAACGCGAAGTACTTTTACGTAGTGGTAGTTGATGCAAACAACTTTTATCTGACAGACTTCTGGACCGGGAATAACGTTAACACTTCCGGTTATGGCGTGTTCACTTCCGGTACGGTGGCGTCCGTCTACGAGATCGCTGCGCCTTATGCCGCCTCCGATTTAGCGATGCTGAAGTTCACGCAGTCCGCTGATGTGATGACGATTTGCCATCCGAGCTATCCGCCGTATGATTTAACACGGACTGGTGATACGGCTTGGACGTTCACCGCAGTTGTGTTTGGCACGACGCAAGCGGCTCCGGGCGCGCCAACAGTGGTTGTAGCTCCGGCGACGGGCGGCACTACGAACTATTCTTACGTGGTGACTGCGGTTGCGGCGGATGGTTCGGAGTCGGTGGCATCGGCGGTTGGCGGACAAGTAAATCAACTTGATATTGCGACAACGGCAGGATCGGTTGGAATTTCCTGGGGCGCGGTCGGCGGTGCGGTCTCTTATAATGTTTACAAGGCCCTGCCCGCGACCGGAACTCCAATCCCAGCCGGAACCCTTTACGGCTACATGACGAACGTCACCGGGACTTCAGCGGTGGACACGAACGTCCAGCCGGACTTCACATTCGCACCGCCCACTAACGTGAATCCGTTCGCCGGAGGCAACAACCCGATCACGGTCACCTATGACCAACAACGGAAGGTCTACGCGGGGAGCAATCAGTTCCCGGAAACCTTCTGGATGAGCAAGCCAGGACAATTCACTAACTTCGACGTGTCGTCGCCGATCCAACCGAGTGATTCGATCGTCGGGACCTTGGTCTCGCGGCAGGTGAATAACATCAAGTATATGGTGTCGATGCCGGGCGGCCTTATTATGTTGACCGGCGGCGGCGCCTGGCAGGTATCGGGAGGTAGTCAAGGTGCTATTCTTTCTCCGACTACTGTTGTGGCCACCCCGCAAGCCTACAATGGGTGCGCCGACGTCGAGCCACTTACTATCAATTATGATATTCTGTATGTCCAACAAAAAGGCACTGTGGTCCGGGACCTCGCGTATAGTTTCTACACGAATATATACACGGGAACCGACTTGTCAGTCCTGTCGAACCACCTGTTTACTGGCTACTCGATTACCCAATGGACCTACGCGGAAGAGCCATACAAGATTATTTGGGCGATCCGCTCGGACGGCGCGCTCCTCTCCCTGACCTACTTGAAGGAACAAGAAGTTTACGGTTGGGCGCGGCACGAAACGCAGGGGCGGTTTCAGTCAATCACCTCGATTCAAGAAGGACAGGAGAACGCTGTTTACGTGATCGTGCAGCGGAATCGGAGCGGGGTTCAGTACTCGTTCATCGAACGACTTCACACAAGGCTGATGCCTTACGGTTCGGAGGACGCGTTCTTTGTCGATTCTGGGCTTTCAACGGTAGCGTCAGCACCGAACGCGTATCTCTATCCGCAGGCGGCAACTGGAGCCGGGGTTGCGTTTATTGCGGGGGCTGCTGTTTTTAACAGTGGGATGGTGGGTGATGTCATCAGGGCCGGAAAGGGAATTGCGACGATCACGAGCTATATTGCAACAAACGAAGTTATTTGTACTATCACACGTGATATTCAGGATGTAGACTTCTTTCGGGAGCCGGTCTATGTGTGGCCACAGGCACCTGGAACTTGGACGATCTCCACGCCGACCGCGATTGTCACCGGGCTGGAACATCTCGAGGGCGAGACGGTGACGATCCTCGGTGACGGGAACGTGTTCACTGAGAAGGTCGTGATGAACGGCGCGGTTTCACTTTCGCAGCCCTGCACGAAGATCACAGTCGGGCTTCCGTACACTTGTCAACTTCAGACCCTTTATCTCGACACAGGCGAGCCGACAATTCAAGGTAAACGTAAGAATATCGCAGCTATGACGGCGCGTGTTGACCAGACGCGTGGACTGAAGATGGGCCAGACCTTCGACGATTTGACCGAGTTCAAGGACCGCGACCTTCATACGATCGGGACTCCGATTGAATTGTTCACCGGAGATGACCGGATGGTTATCGGTGGCGGCTGGAACAGCGAAGGCCAGATGTGCTTGCAGATGGATGACCCGCTCCCGGCCACCGTCCTTGGTGTGATCCCTGAGGTTCAAGTAGGAGACACCGGCCGATGATCGAGTTCAAAAAAGCTGAGTTCGAGGACGGGCTGACGATCCTGTCGAACCTGCGTGAGCATGAAGTTAAGACGATTGAAAAACTGCAGATTGATGCGGTGCGGCTCCTTGACCAAGCGATCAGGAATGAGTTTCCGTCGTTCGTCTGTTTGGTAGACGGTGAACCGGCGGCGATCTTTGGTGGGCACTCCGAGACAATGCTCGGTGAGTGCCGCTTGTGGATGCTCACCACGCCACTGATTGAAGCACATCAGGTGGCGCTGCTCCGCGCGAGTAAGAGGTTCGTTCAGTGGATGGCGGCGCACTATGGTCCGGTCGTTGGCCTGGTGGATAACGAATTTGAGATATCTAAGAATTGGCTCCGCTGGATTGGCTTCAAGGAAGTGCAAGCTGGCGAATACGTAGTTATGAGGTATTCAGGTGGGCATTGAAGCACTGGCGATCGGTGGCCTCGCAGCCTCAGTTGGTAAGGGCATTCTTGGTGCAGCTGGCGCGAGCCAATCGGCTGATGCTGAGGCTGCGGCCGATCGGTATAAGGCGCAGGTCGCCGCGAACAATGCTATCATTGCGAAGCGCAATGCGGATGAGGCGACGCGGACCGGCGCGGTTCAAGGTGAGACAAACGATCTCAAGACGAAGAACCTTGTTGCTACGCAGCTGGTGACACAAGCATCGAGTGGACTCGATGTGGGGTCTGGCACCGCCGTTAACGTGCGGCAGTCCGCGCAAGATATCGGGCACCTGGATACGCTCACGATCCTACACAACGCGATGAAGCAAAGTGCGGGCTTTAAAGCCCAGGCCTCGAACTTCACGGCGGAGTCTGGTCTCGACACGGCCGCGGCCTCTAACGCCGAGACTGCTGGAAGCTTTAACGTGGCCTCCAGTCTGCTCGGCGGTGCCTCCAGCTTTTCTGACAAGTGGGCCTCGTACTCGAATAAAGGTATTGTCTAATGCCGGTAGTGCCCTCAGCCGTAGTTCCGTCGGTTAGTCCGACTTCGAACTCTGGCCTGCCATACCAGAACGCCGCCGGTGCCACTCCCGATGCTTTCGGCGCGGGGATCGGGCGCGCGGAGCAGAACCTCGGAAACGAGATCGGGCAGTTTGGTGACGTGCTTGCGAAGCACGCGCTGAAGATGCAAGACGAGGTGAATACTGCCTCCGCCAATAACTTGTTCGTCGACTCGACCGTGAAGCTCGGTCAGCTTAAACTTGACTTCGATTCTTTACAAGGGGCTGACCGTGTAAATGCGCTTCCCAAGTATTACGAGGACATTGAAAAGGTCCGACAAGACGCGCTCCAGGCCGCTCCGAATGATGACGTGGCTAAGCGGTTCGATAATGACTTTAAGCGTCGTGTGGGCTATACAATTGTTGATGGTGCTGCTTCTGCTCGTACTGCTAATCGACAGTATCAGACTCAGCAGGAAACGGCGGTAAAGGCAAGTTCACTCGGGATCATCGCGGCAAATGCCAAGGATGACGATCGGTTTCAGACGGAACTTAGCATCGGGCTTCAGAAAACGAAAGAGGCGGAAGCTTATAAAGGGCAGAGTGATGAAACTAAGGCACAGCAGGAAAAGGAGTTCACTACTACGGCGTGGGCGACCCGGCTCCAGGCGATGTCTAAAGATGATCCGCTTCGTGCGCGTGAACTTTTGAATAAGAACAAGGACGCGATCGATGGGGTGACTCAGCTGAAGCTGGAGCCGATTATCAATCAGGCTATTATTCAGAAGGACACGCGAGTCCAGTCGGATAAGATAATCTCCGATGTCGGCACCGGCACGATGGTTGAACGACTCAAACTATTAGAAAATGCTAAGTTAGCGAAAGGCGACACGCGCGCCGGTAATCCTCAGTGGGATTACAAACAAATGACTTCTGGCTATGGAACCAAGGCTCAACCCGGTGACGAGAATATTCCACCGGAGCAGCGTGATGCTATATATACTGAACGTCTAAAGAACGACCTTGCGAGTGCGTATAATATCGTTGATAATTTTGCACCGGGGCTTCCAAAAGGTGAGCGGGATGCTTTGGCCGAATTGACGTTTAATGCTGGACAAAAGTGGACATCAGAGGGACTTGGCCAAGCCGTTCGTTCCGGAAATCAAGAAGAAGCAAAGCGGCTTTATGGACAATATGTTAATGTGAGAGAAGCGGATGGAAGCATGCATCCGCTTAAAGCGCTGGAAGATCGACGCGCGCAAGGTTTATCTTGGTGGAATAACGACACCGGTCCCGCGACTGACCAGACTCAAATCTTGTCAACGGCGCTGGACCGTGCAAAGGAACGGTCTGTTCAGGTGTTCCCGAACGATCCGGCGAACCAGGCTGCGTACTTGGATCAGCTTCAGTCCCGACTCGTCTCCGACAACCGGATCATGAACCAGAAGGCGAAAGACCTCCAGCTTCAAACTCGAAATATCGTAATGAATGAACTGCTTGACGACAAGAAGAATATCTCGAGCACTGAAGGGCTGTCGGCGGCGGCGCAGCAGGCTTATGAAAGCGCACCGGCCGGGCTCCGAGGGATATTCGACGCGCGGATGAGGAAGAACGCTTCGGCTGACGTGCCGCCGACGAATGCTGGGACGAAACGGTACTTGGAGTTAACGGGCCTGGCGACGGCGGACCCGGACAAGTATCAAGAGATAAATATCGACAACGAGCCTTTGCTCACACGTGGACAGAAGCAACAGCTGACGATCAAACAACAGGATCGCGCGGAGCTTGTGAAGCGGGGCACCGCTGTCGACGGCGCGATGAAGTCTATGCATCCGTTCCTGAACGATGCTGGAATTTCGGATTCCGCGACTGACAAGTTGAAGCGCGATCAGTACATTCAATTCCGCGGCTCCTTCGAGGCGGCGATGAATGCTGAGATGGCGGATAAGAAGCGGAAGCTTTATCCGAAAGAAATCACTGATATTGGACAGAGCCTGCTGAAGGAAACCGTGCTCGACCCAGGTATTCCATTCATCCCGTTCACCGGGGAATCGAAGCGGGGCTTCCAGTTCACTTACAAAGACTTCGACAACCTGAAGTCCGGTGATATTTTCACTGATCCGAACGGTAACTATAGAAGGAAGCCGTAATGGCTGGTTGGGAAGACGCGCCGCTCTTGACTCCATCGACGCCAGCTGCGGCTCCGGCGGCCGCGCCTGTGACTGAGGGTTGGGAAAGCGCGCCGCTGCTCGGCTCGAACGCGCAGGCGAAAGCCACTGTTAACTCGAATGTGAATCCAGATGAAGCCGGGAGGGCCTTGCGTATTGGTAAGCAGATCGGCGTGCCGCCGTCGATCGTGCAGACTGATATGCCAGGATACGACGCTCACGCGAAAACGCAGTCGGCGATCACCGCTGTTCAAAACCCTGCGATGGCGCGGTACATCGACAAGAATCCTATGGCTTCGCAGGTGTCGAACGACGACTACACGACACTGAATAAAATCTCGAACTTCTTCTCGGCGCTGAGTAGAGAAGGACTTGATCACGCGACATCGCTGGCGCTGAGCCAACAAAGCCCGGCGCTGGCTGACTTGCAGTCGACGGAGCCGGGCCGCGAGAAGATGCGCGGATACTTGGATCGAATTAAAGCTGGTTTCTACGGCGGGTTCGGCGAGACCAGCGACGTTGCAAAAATGCTCAGCGAGGCGAAAGAGGCTGGGTTGAGCCAGCAGGTCGTGGACTTCTGGGAAGGTGCGGGCTTGCTTCCGGCGGCGCGCGCGATTGAAGGTGGCATTCGACTGGTGCCGGGAGTGATCGGTGGGGCCTTTGGCGCATTGTCTGGCCTCGTCGCTGAAGGCACCGGGAACGAAGCCTGGGCCGATCGACTCCTGCGGGACGCGCCAGCGGCTAACGCTGCATTGATGGGCACGGCGGCTTCGCCCTTAGCGAGGGCTCCAAAGTTCGCTCCGGTCGATCCGCTGCATACGTTCCTCGCAGAACATACTTCAGGCGGACCAAGGGCCAAGGCCCTATCGGCTGGTGAAACGCCGCCGGATCAACTGTGGCAGGCGCGGCCGATCATAGATCAGGCGAAGGCTGAAAGCGCCGGGGCCGCACTCGACTCGACGATTGAGGCGTCGAAAGAGTCGAAAACGCTCGAACGGTCGCCGGAACTCTTCGAGGAGTTCTTGGCGTCGCACGGCGTCAACGGGACTGTCTCGATCCCGGCGCAGTCGATCCTCGATATTTACAAGCGGGAAGGAAAGGTGCCGATCCCTGGTGACGGCCTGTTTGGCGATATCCCTGGCCTCGCCGATAAGGCCACGTTGGCTGCGGAGACTGGCGGCGACGTTACTATCCCGATGAAGAAGTACGTCACGATTGCGGCGAAGAACGACACGCTGCATGAAGGGCTGAAAGACACGCTCCGCGTGAATGAGGGAAAATCGAGGGAGGAAGCGAAGGCTGCGGTTGAGGAGCAGAAGGCCTCGATTGAGGCGTTTCATGGCACGCCGCACGACTTTGAGAATTTCGATCTGACGAAGATCGGAACGGGGGAGGGGGCGCAGGTTTATGGGCATGGGCTGTATTTTGCGGAGAATCGTGCAGTAGGTGAGGGTTATAAGGGTTCGGTCATACCGAATGCAAAAGCCATTGCTGAAAATCTTGCTGGGCCTGATATTGAAATTCGCTACCCACTTCAATTAGCACTTGATCGAATGAGGGCCGATAAACTTTCGGTTGATGATGCTGTTCAACTTATGCATAGTGAATACGAACATTTTCCAGCTGAAAAAGTTAATAAGGCTGAAGAGTTACTTCGTGCTTATAACCCTGATTTCACGAAGGAGGGCCAACTCTACAAAGTCCGCATCAACGCCGATCCGACGCAGTTTCTGGATTGGGACCTGCCGATCAAAGAGCACTCAGATGAAGTGCTCGCGAAAATGGCAGCTGTAACTGATAAGGAATTGTCAGGCGCGCTCCATACGCCGGAGACTGTTGCGAAGCAGCTTCGTCTTTTGAAAGAGCTAGATACTCCGATGGGAGAATGGCTCGATGCAATTGGGTTGACTAAAGGTCATCATGGCCTGATCTGGAATGATTCGAAGGTTGCGAGTGCGGCGTTGGCCGAAGCCGGTATTCCGGGGATTAAGTATCTGGATCAGGGATCGCGGCCTGATACTGCCAATTATCGTGTCTACAATAATCCAGAAGAAACTCAATTCACTGTAACTGATTATCGAACTGATAAAGATCACGGCACATATAAGACAAAAGAAGAGGCATTTGCCGAAGCTCAAAGATTAAATGATGCAGAACGCACACGCAACTTCGTCGTGTTCGACGATAAACTCGTCAAGATCATCGAGAAGAACGACAACCCCGTCGTACAGGCCACTGTCGAGGCAACGGCTGCCGCAAAGCAGTCCCTCTATCTTGAACCCCTTTTCAAGGATGGAAAAACCTTAAATATAACTCAAACCGAGTTTAAGAAATACTCCGATCAGATCGACCGGGCGCAGGAGCGCGTCCTCGACAAGGCCGTCGCCCTCGCAAAGCGGGAAGTCGCGCGAAGGCTCACGCCTGAGTGGAAGGCGAATGAAGTTACGATGCAGGATAACGTCGCGGCTGAAATGTGGGATCGACCGGACTTCGCCGCAGACAGATTCTTTAATCAGGGGTTGAATTCAGAAGGTGAGAAGCTTCGGCCGGAACTTCGCGTGAAGCTCGGCGCGCCCGGCGTCCTTGCTGACGAATGGGCTCCAGCCTTCGGCTTCGAGTCCGGCTCCGATATGACGATGGCGGTGCTGCGACTGGAGCAAGAACGTGCTGATACCGGGAAAGGGCCGAAGGCTCAATTTCAAGCGCACGTCGATGCTGAAACGGCGCGGCAGATGGAGGCGGTGCACGGGAACCTGGCTGATAATATCGCGATCGAGGCGAGTGAAGAAGCGCTCGCGCATCATAATGTGGATATTCTCGCGACCGAGTGGCGGATGCTGGCTGAGGCTCAGGGCAAGGAGCCGCCGCTGTCACGCACCGAACTCGAGTCCTGGGCCAAGGACCAGTTCGACCGGAGCCTCGCAAGCGAAGTCTCGTATGAAGGCTGGCGGCGGGCCTCAGAGAAAGGTGGCCGCGAGGCTGAGAAGGCCTTCTTAAAAGGCGATGTGACTGAGGCGTTTGTGCAGAAACAGAGGCAGATGCTGTCGTTCCTGCTCGCGCGCGAGGCGAAGGCCTTCGAGAAGGATCAGGCGCGGGCCGAGAAACTGTTCGATAAATACGCGAGCGACGTGGCGCTGGATAAGGTCGATCAAAGATACACTGATCAGATTCATCGGCAGCTTCAGACGTATGGAATTGACACGCGGAGGACGCAAGAAAATACTGATTATAACTTGCAAAATCCGCTGCCGGATGGGCGGCCGAACTCACTTTCCAACTTCATCGATCACCGGAATAAACAGGGTGATTTGATGGTGGAGGCGACTTTGCCGACACCGCGGCCTGGAACGAATGCGCGGCCAATTGACTCGTTCACTGTAAATCAATATCGTGACTTCGCGACGATGATCCAGTCGATGGATAAGAACGGGCGCGCGGCGAAAGAGATTGAACTGCACGGGAAGAAAGAGGCCTTCAATGAAGTGATTGATAAGGTTGCGAAGAATCTTGACGGGCTCGAAAAGAATAACTTTAATCCGGAGGCGAAGGGCGCGATTTCGGCCTTGCGAAAGCTTGGCCGCGAAGTCGACTCTCGATTGCTGAAAGCCGAAAAGCTGATCGACTGGATCGATAAGAAAGACCCGCTCGGTGCGATGAACTCAACCGTGCTCCGCGGGCTGCTTGAGGGCGAACAGGCCAAGGGCGATATGATTACAAAGCTGGCAAAGATGGCCGGGGAGCTTCCAGGCGATCGGGCTTGGGGTAAGGCGCTGAATGACTTGACAACGAATAACGAACTGCTTGATTGGGAAACCGGCAAGCCGAAAAAGCTGACGAATGAGAACAAGATTGCGATCGCGCTGAACTACGGGAATAAGAGCAACCGGCGCGTGATGCTGGAAGGGTATCATTGGACTGAGGCCGAGGTTGAATCCTATCTGTCGCGCGAGTTGACCTCGATGGACAAGGCCGTCGTCGATGGTATTCATGGGCTGTTCGAGCCGTTGGCCCCGCTCGTTGAGAAAGCCACGTCGTCGAGGGCTGGTGTCGCGGTGCCGCTGATCGAAGGCACTCCTTGGAATGGAATGAAGGGCGGCTACTACCCACTGATCGAAGACCCTCGTGCGAAGTTGCTTGGCCAGCAGGTCGAAACGGACCTCTTTGAGAAAACGAAGTTCGATCCGCTGCCGACGGCTAACGCGCTGAAACAGCGGACCGGGAAGATTTACCCTGTCGATCTGACGATCTCGCAGATTCATTCGCGCTTGTCGCAGACGGCTCACGCGGTCTTTATGCAAGACCCGGTGATAAATGCGAACAAGGTCCTGGCGGACCCGGCGATCCGTGAGGGAGTTTATAAGGCGTTCGGTCCTGAATATGTGAGTATGCTTGATAAGTGGATTAGGGATATCGCGAATAACGGCGGCTCGGACGTAGGCTTCCATGACGATACAGTGGCCTGGCTCAGCCGGAACGTGCGACAGAACGTGGTCGCGCAGCTGATGGGCTGGAAGGTGTCAACCGCACTGATTCACGGCGGTTCGGCCGGAGCCTCATCTCTGTACGAACTCGGGAAAATGGATCTTGATACGACTGGCCGGGCCGGAATGTCTTTCATTGGAGCACCAGCAGCACTAGTAAAGAATATGAAGGACCTCGGACTTGGTCAGTTCCTGCCTGACGCAACTCGACGGCTGTTTGGAAGTCAGTCGAATATGTTTAACACGATTGACTTTGTGATGGATAACTCTGGCGAGATGCGAAACCGGCAGAAGGCGCTCGCGAAAGACTTTGGTTACGAGTTGAATAAGATCATGAACACGAACTTGCTCGATGACGCGGCGCGGCTCCGCGCGATCCATCAAACCTACTCGATGGCGATGGTAGCATACCTCGATCAATTGACGGCAACTCCAGTTTGGAAAGCGGCCTATGACAAAGCAACAGTTGCTGATGGACTCGAACATGCTGATGCTGTGTATGTTGCTGATAAGGCTGTTCGCGAGGCGCATGGTTCGGCGTCGCTCGTCTCGCGCGCGAATGTCGGTCGAGGTGAGATTAACAAATGGCTGACGATCGCGTATAATGGATACTGGAATCACAACTACAATAAACTCCGTGAGGCCGGGAAGGATGTTGCGGGCTATGACGACAGCTTCAGCAATCTCCAGCGGGTTGCAATCGGCGCGGCCTTCGCCACAGCTATGATCGTGGCTCCGGCGCTGGTCCATCACGCAGTTCGCGGCTCCGACGAGAAAACGGTTGGTGGCACTATTGGAGCAGCGCTGATGGCACAGTTCGCCGGGACTGTCCCGATCGTTAACACGCTCGTCTACAGCATGATGCACAACCGCGATCCATCGGTCTCGCCGATTAACGATGTGCTCGCGAGTATGACGAACCTCGTTCGGGATCAGAAGGCCGCGAACCCACAGCACACTATTCGACATGTCGGCCAGGCCGTTGGCTTCCTTACGGGTCTCCCGCCAACTAACCAAACGATCGATACCTTTACATTCATGAACGATATCCTGCATCGCAGGCAAGACCCTAAGACCGTGGCCGAATGGTCACGCGGAGTTATGACTGGCAAATCACAACCGAAAGCACACCGATGACCATCACCACTGAATCAGTTAAAGTCGTAGCACAGGGCAACAGCGCGACGGTGACGTGGCCCTGGTCGTTCTTGATTCCAGCGCTCGATGACTTGGTCGTGACTCTTGTCGACAGGTCGAGCGGAAATGAAACGGTGCTCGCGCCTTCGCAATTTAGTGTAACCGGGCTCGGTGATCCTAACGGTGGGTCCGTGACTTATCCACTGAGCGGATCACCGCTGACGACCGCGACCGATATCGTAGTGGAGCGGTTCCTGCCGGAAGTTCAAGAAACGGACCTGACGAATCAGGGCGGCGCTTATCCAGAGGATATCGAAGACGCGCTCGATTACCTGACGATGATCTGTCAGCAGTTACAGGATCAGATTAATCGGGCGATTGTGTTCTCGGTGGCGGACACGGTTGAAAGTACGTTGCCGGTGGCGTCCGCTCGTGCGAACTTGTTCCTCGCGTTTGACTCGAATGGCGCGCCGATTGCGGTTGCTGGGCTTGCTGGCAACGTGATTGTCTCAGCAGCGATGATTCCGGTGGTGACAGCGCCGACTACGGCCGATGCGCTGATCGCGCTTGGTATTACGTCAGCGACATTTATCGATCTGTTAATCCCGTCTGGTGTTTGCTGGGACTATAATGCGGGTGGCGCGGCTCCAGCCGGTTTCGTTTATCCAACTGGTCAGGCTTGCACAGCGGCGTTGCCGGACTATCGTGCGAAGCTTATCGCGGCAGGCTCGCCTTATGGGAATAACGGCACCGATCCGCTGATGCCGGACTATCGCTCGATCGTGTCGGCTGGCAGGTCGAATATGAACGGCGTTGATAATGGACTGTTGACTGGTGGCACGGTCCTCGGCGCGGTTCTTGGCGTACAAAGCAAGACGCTGGTCGGCGGGAACCTGCCAGCATACACGCCGACCGGCGCGGTTAATATAACTGATCCGACGCATACGCATACGGCGACGACTGACGGGCAACACATTGGAGTTAGTGCTGGACCTATCCAATACTTTGGTGGTCCACAAAATCTTGTTTTTGATACAGTTACTGTTAATGCCGCCGCGACCGGAGTAACTGCCGCCTTTGTCGGTAATGCACAGGGCGGTACCTCCACTCCGTTCTCAATCGTTCAGCCAACCTTCATCTGCAATAAAATCCTCAAGGTGCACTGATGGTTCCGGCCTCAATCAGAACGAAGAATCCCGGCGCGATGTGGGGCAGCGCTCTTGCGAAGAAGTGGGGCTCGACCGAGACGATCACGCTTCACGACGGCCTTGGCCAAGGAAATAATATCGCGGTGTTTCCAACTTACGTGCAAGGCATTTGCGCACAGATGGACTTGTGGCGATCGTCGCCCTTGTATAAGAATAAGCGGTTCGCGGATGCGATTGCAACTTGGTCTGGGCACAATAACGTGCCGAGCTATATCGCATATGTGAAGGAGCGTGTACCTGGGATCACAGAGAACACGGTGATGGATGAAGCCTTCTGGCACGGGCCAATGGCGATCCCCTTCTTGAAGGCGCAGGCGGGGCATGAGGCTGGACAAAAGTATCCGGCACCAGATGCAGATTGGCTGACGGCGCAGGCGAAGGTCCTCGGGACTGAGATGCTTGTACCGAAGCCGAAACAGACACCGGCACCGAAGCCGGTCACTACGCCGAAGGCGAAGCCAGCGGTGAAAACTGTAGACGAGCAACTTAAAGACTTGGAACCCAAAGGATGACTAAATGACTCAAGAACAAGTTACTGGAATCATTCGTGCGGTGGCGGCAGCGGCTGGCGGATTCGTTGTTGCGAAGGGGTGGGTGAGTGGTGAAACCTGGGCGTGGCTGGTTGGTGGCGCAGCTACAGTTGGCCCGGCTGTTTGGTCCTGGTTTGCGAATCGTCCAGCCTCTATTGCTGCCTCTGCACAGAACATTAAGGGTGTTGAAGTATCAGTGACTTCGGCGGCACCGGCTGGTGTGGCGAGCGCAGTTGCTGACGCTAAGGCAACAGGCTAGTGTTCACGATTCCTGAAATTGTGCTTTTGATTCTCAAGATCGCCAACGCGATTATTCAACAAGTTGGGGATCAAAAGCAATTCGATGCTGGAGTGGATTCGGAGATCGCGAAAGTCTCTCAAGCCATTATGGCAAAGACTCAAGCTGGGAAGGCAATTATGGAGAAGGTCAATGCGCTGTCTGATAAAGATGTTGATGCTGGGCTTAGCGGGCTTGAGCCTAAGTAACTGCGCGACGCCGCTGAAGGCGGTTGACTCGTACTGTCAGGTTTATCAGCCAGTGGTGGTTGAAAAAGGCGACGGCACGATTACTGCCAAGACAACTGTCAAGAAGCGTATTCTTGCAAATGAACTAACGTATAGAGATCAATGTGCGACTGCAAAATAAATTCGATTACTATGCAGAAGGCCGCGCCTTTGAGTGGGTCATGGGCTTGTCTATGTTCTTTGGCGGGGTGGAAGTAATGGCCTACCCTGATACAATAAGCTTTGGCGCTTTCCAGTGGATACTGTTGGTGATGACTCAACAGTTCATTGGGCTTTTTATGATTATGGTAGGCTGGATGCGGATATCCGGCTTACTACTTAACGGGCAAACTATCTTTAACAGGCCCTTCGGGCCATATATCCGCGCCGTTTGTTCTGTACTCTCCGCAAGCATGTGGGTACAGTTCGCACTTGCGCTTATCATCGCTGGATACGAACGTGGAGCGCCGACGATAGGCATTCCGTTCTGGACGATGTTCACGGTGGGTGAACTATACGTAGCCTATACGACGGTGAAAAATGCTTGAAGATGGGATGAAGCTCCTGGGGCCGTGGCCGATACTACAGTTTATGTTTGGTGTCGCTGTTTTGGCCGGTGGTGTTTACATGATCTTCAGGGGGTTCGCGAATAAAGATAAGGTCTCGATCGAAGATCGACGGGCTGAGTGGGCGGCATACGAACAGCTGAAAAATATCGAGGAAAATAGTTTCAAGATAGTTGAGCACCAAAAGACGGTGATCGATACTCAAAGAGCTATAGTGCAATCAGTGAATCAACTAACCTCGGTACTGTGGAATAGAGAACAAAGATGACCCTACAAATCTTAATCGCGATTGCGACCTTGGTGGCGTCGGTTGGCGCGCTGACTTTAGGAGCTATGAACCGCAAGACAGCGTTCAAAATTCAAGAGCAGACTAATGGACTGCTTGCGAAACTACAAGCGGCGGCGATGGAGAAAGGCCTAGTTAAAGGGCGCGCCGAAGGTAAGGCTGAAGAGATACAGTATCAACGTGAAAAGAATGGAGACTCAGATGGCTAATCTTGGTTTAATTCTCTTAGTGTTTGCCTTCGTCATTGCCTGCATTGCCACGCGGATCGGGACGATTGGGAATTGGGGGCTGTTGCCGTTGGCGATAGCCTTCTGGATCGCGGCCGAATTGATTGGCGGGCTCGGCAAAGTTCTTCACTGAGACTTTGGCCCTGGCACATAAGCATTGGTGCCGGAAAGCATTTCCAGCTTAATGATTCCTGATCGACTCATGATATCGATCACCTTCATGATGTTGTGCGACGGCACCTTGCTTCGCAAGAAGTTTACTATGCGGTGCTCGCTGATCGGCTTCTTTTCCTTCTGATACATTCGGAAGATGAAGTCCCAGCAGTCGTCGATCGCTGCGCCGTCGCCAGCCACGCCCATGTTGTGGAAGATGTCTACTACATTTATCTCTGCGTCGAGGAGCCAGCCTATGGCTCGTTGATAATCTTCAAGTTCGATTACGAGGTCGCTTGACCGGGAGATCGAGGCGATCATGCAAAGCTTCAGCGCATGAGCAAGTCGTCGACTGTTGTAGTGGGCAAGCTTATTGTGCTCGGGAACTGGGGGTAGACCGGCGCGGTTCCATGCTGTGATCGCCAGTGCAGCTTCCGTCGACCACTCAAACTTTCCGTACAGTCCACCAATACACTTGAGATCATGCAGGAGATCAAGGTAGATTTTCTCAAGTTTCGAATAGTCATGATCCTCGTCTGGCCATAAGTCTTTGAACGGCTGCTCTCCGGAGTAGATGAAGATGGTGCGCGAGGTAAAGCCTTGATCCCATCCACCTTCGGGAAGGAAGGAGTTGAGATAAGAAGGAGTAGTGCCGCCGATGATAGTAAGGTGCGGGTGCTCGATCTTGAGGTGGTTGACCTTGCCGGTGCGGCGGCGTTCTTCATAGTGCTCTCCGTCGTAGAACTTGGTTAGGGAGTTCATGAAGAGGGGGTCATAAACCGGGAGAAAGACTCCGAGTTCTGAGGCCACTGCTGTGAGATAATGAAACTGCACATATGATGGCACTTCATTGGGGCGGACAATCTTACGGTTCGCGAGCACCAAGGAGTCCACGAGTGAAGCTGCGGAGACGGAAGATGGTGCCACATGGATATCCGGTACAGCACGGAGGAACCGTTCCACTTGAGATAGGACTGCACTCTTGCCAACACCGGGAGGCCCGACGAGGATGGTATAGAGATTAGGATAAAGATTGCTTCCTTTGGTATGGACCCAAAGTCGCCTTTCCATAACTCCACTGAGTATTCCAATTGCTGCCCATTGACGGAATATGCTGGGAGAAGCCAGGACATTAGAGAACTCTGTGAAGGATGTGATCCAGTCGGCTAGTCGCCGCGTGGTCGGTACGAGTCCGAGTGTCATTTCCTGCCCACTTTTTAAGGCCGTCAACATTGTTTTTGTCATGCTTCCCCCAGTTCCAACCGGTCTGGGCTTCGGAGGGGATTATCAAGGTGCGGCCGTTGGCAAGTTCAATGGGGACTTTGATTGTTTCGATCAGGACAGGGAGGATTTCGGCTTCACGTTCTTCGGGATACTGGACAAGGATCGCGTCATGGATTTGTAAGAGCAGCTGGCAGATATTTAGCCTCCACACACGAAGCATACCGTGGTTGAGTATATCTCCCACAGCGCCCTGAGGACCGTAGGCAATAGCTTCTCGCACAGTCGTATCGTCATTACGCCTGCCAAAAAACCAGCGGCGACGACCAGTAATAGTCGTGAGGTTTCCGTACTGTAAAAGCTCTGAGGCCACCGCCGAGTGCCAACGCTGGTGGGCGGGGAAGGCGGTGAAATATTTTTGCTGGAACTCGGCGATGAGCTTGGCGTCGAGCTTGGTGTGCTTCGCCATTGTGAATGGTTTGCCGTTATAGTTAGTTCCGTGTCCGAGAACTTTAGCCATATGTCTAAAGGAATGTTGTCTGTAAAATGGTCTGTCAGCGACTTCCCGATCAAGTTTAATGTCTCCGGTCCAAGATAAATCGGTCCACGCAAGGCGGCAGACACTGGTATGGAGATCACCACTTTCGCACGCATCGAGGTATCTTCCATCTCCGAAGAGATTCCATTCAATGGCTCCGACAAGGCGCGACTCCGCTTGTTCGAGGTCTATGTACGCGAATTTCATTCCTGGGTCTGCGACAAAAGGTCGTCGTAAGCGCTCCTCAAGATTTTGGAGATTTCCTCCAGTTCCAAAATCACTGAGGCTACTGCTGAATCGACCCGTTGTAGTCCCCGCAATGTTATAGGAGGTCCGCATTCGACCATCTGGATCAACTGACGTTTTGAGGACACCAATCTTTTTTGAGATGTCTCTAAGCGCGAGAATATGAGAGATGATAGGTTGGGCATTGAAGTATGAATCCAATTTCTCGAGGGCGTTGCGGTCAGCGGTGACGGTGTAGAGGCCCTTGGCGTTGCGCTTTTTTTGCACTGGCAGGCCGAGGACTTCGTAAAGGAGCTTCTTCAGCTGCGCGGGAGAGTTCCAATTAAGCGTGTAACCAATTCCTTTAGCCAGGATACGATTGAGTTGAGACTCGATCTGAATGAGGTCGGCTTGATAGGATGCGATAGTTTTATGCCGCCATCCGTCATCAACCCGTATGCCTCGCATCCGCATTTCGAGCACCGGAGCCTGTAAAGATTTGGAAAATTCGTATGTGGCGCGGCTAATATTATCCAGCTGTGGTCGGATGACATCGAGAATCTCCGCGGTGAGGCAACAGTCGAGGGCGTTGTATATCCAGTACTTGACTTCGTCGGAAAGACCGGCGACCGCCTCCGGTGTCAACTCGTGGGTTTTAATAGCTTTCATTGATTATTTCTTCTGGTTTGTTGTCGCGGAGCCACCGGAGATGGATCGGCTTGTTTAATTTAGAGGCCTTAACCACACCAATAAGCATCCCGCGAGTAACACCCATATCCATATACACAGCCACATAATCAGCCACTGCAAGCCAGCCATTCGCCGCTCCAATTCCACGACGGCGCTCGTCTGGTATCTTGTCATCCAGAATTCCTTTCTGTGTGTACAGTAGGTGCGAAGCAAAAGGAGATTCACCACGATCCAGGCAATCCCTAATACACTCACGAGAATAACGGACATTGGCAAAGGCTCCGGCGAAAGGGGACTCGACGATGACTCTCATCTTGGCACCAACCATTCACAGTGAGACGGCCATTTATTATTTCCATAGTAAACCATATACCAAGGTCGGTACGCGTCCTCTTTCGAGTCAGCTTCGGCGTAAAGCCACATAGTTATGAATATAAATAGAGGTGACTGTCGTTCAGCTTTTATCATTTGCGGCCCAAGGTTACGTTTGTCTCGACGCGAATGTCGAAGTTCGAGAACGTCCATATCTCTTTCGTCTCGTGGATGAAACAGACCCACATGAGATCGGACTCCGGCCCGTGGTCGATCAGGAACTTGGCGATGCCTTGACCCTTTGGGGTCTGAAGCCAGATGAGTTGGGTGATCTCGAGTATCATTTAAGAGCCTCTCGAACCTCTTCCATCGTAAGGCAAATATAGTTAGCCATAAGATACATAAGATCGGGCTCGATTGACTCCGGAATGTAAATCACCAGTCGTTTATTGGCTCCGTTAAAATAACCAGCTTCTAAATGTGCTGAACGCCCGCAAGGTAATACTAAAACACATGTATCAGCCCATTGCATAGCACGATAATCAGCAATAAAACCAAAGGCGGTATCAGGAGTAGATTGGAGTAACGAACGATAGCGGTCCATAGTCCAGGTTTGCCATCCATCATCAATATCCTTCCATTGAAAGGCAGCTTTGTTGGGTGGATTACGGAAGTCGTAGACTTCGTGATCGAGTTGTCTGATCTCATTAACTACATCTGGTTGATACTGATTACGCCAGCTTGATGCCACATAAATACGTCTCATTTTTCCCTCTTCACAGTTGGATCGCGCCGGTTTAACAACTTCCACGATGACTCGTTTGTATAAACTGAACCTAAGAAGCCCAGTCCCTTCAAGGACTCCGGATGCAGCGCATGGTGCAGCAGCATTGTGTCATCTTCGTAGTTCACGACGGGGATTCCGTACCTCGTCCAGAGGAAATTGATATCGTAAAGTCCGTTTTGTGCGACTTTGGGTTGAGGGAGGCTGAGAACTCGACGCACAAATCGCCACGCCAGTACCTCAGCTTCGTGGGTGGGCCAGTAACTTCCCACGCATCGTTCTGGATCACGGACCCTATTGTCCCTAAAAGGAATAACAATCGCGCTTGTCGGTCCTGGGGCAAAGCCGATGCATGTAATTTGGTCTCCGCTAGTTTCAATATCGAAAGATATAACTGGTGCGTGGCGGAGTTCCGCTTCGAAGTAGGCATCGAGGTCCTCGAGAGTTGGTTCGATATAAACTGTACGTTCGGGGCGGCGGATTTCAGGGAACTCACTCTCGCGTTTAGCCTTGGCTAGATCGAGGACTGTGACCGGTCTAAGAGACCAGTCTCGGAGTATTGCGGCGGGGTGATAGGTGGGAAGGACTTTGAACTGAGTATAACCCCGCCGTCCTCCAGCAGTGATTGAACCTCTAATTTTGCTGATACCGCTGGAACCGAGGATTGCCCATGCAGCAGTGTTTCCGAGAGCAATGATAATATTTGGTCTGGCGTCTGTGATTTCTGAAACAAGCCGGTCAAGTTCAGGTAGGTATTTAGGATCGAGATACTTCCCGAGCGTGACAGGTCCAAGACCAGCGACACCGTTAGATTTATCTTGGCAGAGGTTACTAACATCATTACCTCCTGGAGGGCGAAGATTGAAGCAGTTGGTGAGAAAACAATCGGCGCGGTGGATTCCGGCTTCGTCGAGCATTTGGGTTAGATGATAGCCTGAAGCGCCGACGAAGGGCGCGCGCTGAGCTTCTTCCTCCGCGCCCCATGCTTCGCCGACGATGCAGATTTTATACGTCAAGGGTGAGTTGCTCCCACTCGTAATTTTCCATGAAATCAAGAAGACGATCTGCCGTTAATCCAGTTGAATTAGTCGAGTGTGTTTTTTCAGTCTTATCCAGCGACATTGCGGCTATCTTCCATTTTCCGCTCTTGGTCCTTGTTATTACCACTTGCGCTATTCGCATTTGCTTTCCTTACTTCTCTGGATTTTCGGAGGGCGGCGCGGGCGCGTTCAGCGAAATCTTCAACTCTTTCAAGTCCGATGACGTGTGACGCGCCAAGAGATTCAGCTGCCCGCAATGCACCACCACTGCCGCAGGTTGGATCGAGGGCAATCGTGTTAGAGTCGACAAACATTCTAAAGAAGTTCGCGAGCATGGCTTCCGGCTTAATGGACATGTGCTCGTCTCGTTGAGAAGGACTGAACACGCTATTTGAAGTTGGCCGAACGATCTTCCGATCGCCTCGACTACCAAACAGACATGTCTCGTAAATCCGGCGCGGACCGCGTTCTGGATCAGGGAGGATTCCGACATTGTCGCTCTTCATCCATATTAGAGGGAAGGGGTCCATGCGAAAATCTGTGTAGGTCTCGAAGAAGATCATCGTGTCGTGGTAGTAGTGCATGGAGAACCAGAACATGATGTGGGCCGACTCGGTGCAAAGCGTGTTCAGGTTCGCCGCGAGCGTGTGCAGGAGAATCCAATATTCTTCCTCCGTATCAGAGTAACCTCCGTGGAGAGTAGCCGAACCTTGATTGAACTTGTTCGCGTCGATTCCATACGGGAAGTCACAGTGGAGAAAATTGAACTTCGGACCACGGTATTCGGGAGCCCACTCGTTGAAATCGGCAACAAGAATGGAATCTGGCGAAGCTTCATCCTCACCGGGAACCGGCGGCCGTTTAGTGAGCGCCGCAAGCGCTTCGTCGTCTTTGCGAGATTCGGCACGGCGCACAATTCCTATTGCTGTTGAATACCTGGGGGCGTCTTTGACCATACCGTTGCCGTTCAGCAACTCACGCGCGACCTTTATCTTCTCGCCAACGGTCTGTTGTGATAGACCGAGGGCCTGCGCGGTGTCGTCTTGAGACCATGCGGGGTTTTCACTCTTACGGTGCTCGAAATATTCAAGAACCGCTTTCGCTTCATCTTGCCAAGGGAGAGTCTCACGTTTAATATTCTCCTCTAGTTCGACGGCGCGACGAGTATAGCTATCAAGTTCGTCAATATATTGACAATTAATGTGAGTATGACCAAGAAGGCGAGTGGCCTCGAGTCGGCGCTCACCTGCGACAAGCTCCAACTCCCGAGTAATGACCACAGGGTGAATAAGACCAAGCCGTTTGATAGAATCAGCCAAAACATCAAGATTCGGAAGCTGACGACGCTGACGCTCGGCTCTGTTGACAATGATATCTCCCAAGGATATACTGGTAAATTGGCCGGAAGTCATTGGTATGGTTCCTACGATGGTCGTATGATAATGACGAATGACTCCCCCGCGCCACGGAGTCTACTCGAAACGCGGAGGAGCCGAGGGTCCAAGTTCACCAAGGGGGCGAACGATGGTGGAGCTTAGACCTTTGCCGTGCTTCCAACATCGACTGCGATAGCCGGCTCGTTAGAAGCCTTATCGGTATAAATACGATGTTTCAGAGTGACAAGCACCTCTTTTCCTGGCGCCTCGGCGAGCATTTGGGCGATCGATTTGCCTGTCTTTTCGATCCCAAGATGATGCTCGAGGAATTGGACGAGAGCATAATCGGTCACGTTGCCCTCATTGTCTTGCATCCAGAATGACTTAGTGACAATGTTCCCAACGCCGCCGGATGCGGCGAGAGCTTCTTGATCTACGTCAGCCTGTGCTTGCATAGTCTTGAAAGAGATGTCGATCACGCCTTTGTCATTGATTTCCTTCTGCTTGTGCGGACCGTTGACGATTGAGAGGTATGTGCCGACTGGACGGGGCTTCGGTTTTTCGACAGCTTCGGCGGGCTTGTTGAGAATGTCTGTGAAGTTTGCCATGATTTCATTTCCTCAAGGTTTCAAAGAAGGTTGCAAGACCTGTTTCCAGGGGTAGGGTCGGAGCCATAGTGAATGACGCCGGGTTCTTCAAGTCCACCAAGGCGGTCGGAACCGTCTGGATGGTTCGCTTATTGCCAGCACCTGTCTGGCATAAGATCATGTTGTCGAAGTAGGCCGGGATCGTGGGGCCGAGGGCCTTGCCGACGGAGGCCGGATAACCCTTCATCGTGCCGTCTGGCCGATCCTGCCAGGATACGTGCGCGATCACAAGGACGTTGGTGTGAAAGGCGTCGGCCGTCAGCATTGCGATTGTGTTTTCAACGGCTTGCTGCGCGGTGTAGAACCATTGGCGCGGGTCCTTCGTGCCGGGGTTCAGCGATTTGGCCCAATTATACGCTGAATCACTAAAGAAAGTGAGAGAATCGAGAACAAAAATATACTCAGGCCCCCATTTAGCAGGGACACTCCCATCGGACCACTTGTCGAGAAGCTCCAAACTGCGAGTAAAAGATTTAGGCATCCCATCAAAAATAGGCCCCAACGCAGAGGCTTTAAACTTGTCGCGGACTGCTTCATAGTCGATGTTCTCCAGCTTGGAGGGAAAGTCCCGCGTCACGACCTGAGGGAGGATGCCGGACTGAAGCTTGTTGTCGAGGTCCAAGACGCGGAGCTTGTAGCCCGCGCCGACCAAAGAGGCCAAAGCCCCGGTCTTGCCGGTGCCGCTGTCTCCCATGACGATGGCCTTGGTGATCTGAGATTTGGTAGTGGTGAGGGCGACCATTATTCGCCTCTCGCTATAATGCCAATAATTCTTTGGCGTTCTTGTTTTTTAACGTCCTCGATTTCCTCGGCTGTGAAAACAGAAAATTTAATATCTCCGGTTCCACTCCCACCTCTGTAGGTCCATAATTTGGCCCACACTTCACCATTTTCGATCTTGATTTCAGTAATTGCTGCCATTGTAGACTCCGTTATTTTAATTGAGGGCGATCATCACAACGACTCAAAGTTGTCGGCGAAATATGCCGCTGCGACAAGCCATTTATCTTTATGGTTCTTGGGGTTCCTCGCAATCATATCACCAGGCATTGGTGAATTATTGGCTCGATCAACCTCACTAACACTTACTCCTGTCATATCGAAATCTGGATGCCATTCAGCCATCTCAGCAATTTGGCTGCGACGATATTTCTTAAATTCAGTCATGATAGACCCTATTATTCGATTGAAAGTTTGACCTGCTGGTCAATTGTGAAGTTAGGTTTCTCCATTCCGATGTAGATCGAGACCATGTGGTTTAGCTGAATGTACCAGCCCTCGCTGTGCGCGGTGAACACAGCCTCCGGTCCGACGCCCCTGTGGTGCTTCTTGAACTTCCGCTCGAAGATGTCGGTGATGGTGCAGGGGATTACGATCATCGCGGCTCCAGCGGGTTCCAGGCACGTTTGGTGAAGTCAGACTCGAGGAACTTCTGCCGCACCTCCGGCGATTTCGAGCATACTTTGCGGAAGGCGCAGCCGCCGTACTGGTGGCAGGATTTGTCGTTCATGGGCCAGAAGTCTTCGGTCGCGTAGTGTTCGGCAAGGGCAAGCCATTCTTTAGTGTTCGCGAGCCATTCCTCGGTTTGCGCTTCGGTTCGGAAAGTAAATCCTCTGGAGAATCGAGTGAATCCAACGGCGATCTGAGCAGCGTCAATAATGACGCCTCTGACAGGAGTTTGATAAATGACCTTTGAAGCAAAAGTATAGAGTGACATTTGGTTATCGGGGTTGTAGCCATCGAAATAGTAACTCCCAATCGTGGTGGAAGAAGTCTTGCGGTCCATGACGTAGATGCCGTCGGAGAACTCGACCACGCGATCGAGGTGGCCGGAAATAATATAGGGCTGGTCGTATAACTTTTGGCCCTTACTGGCATCGTGAAAAGGATTTACAGTAGCATCAGGGCCAAAGTCAAGTTCCAGCCGGAACGAAAGTTCAACTGCCGGTTTCCCGTTGGCGAGAATCACCGTCTTGGCCGCGTCGTTCGTGCCGAACTCTTCGAGATACCAGATCACGGAGCGGACGAGAGTCTCGCGGGTTTTGAGGTTGTGGCCCCAGTCCATAGGACCGCCGACGATTCCGGTGTCAGGATCGGGCTCGATCCAAGTCACCTCGAGACAGTATTTCACCGCTTCATAAAGCGCCGTTGCATGGTCTGCGCCGGTCGCACGGTGCCGGTCGTACAGTTCAAGCGCGTGGTGGTAGAAAGAGCCGAAGTCGAGGTGGACTGACTGGCCGGTGCCGCGCCAACCTTCAATCATAAAGTATTGATACATGCGCGGGCAAGTCTTGAGCCAGCCAAGGGACGTGGAGTCCCAGGCGAACTGAATGTTGGTTCCGAATAGGAACGGTGATTTAGACTCCGTGTTGATTTGATCCATCACAGTTGCTTTCCAAGCAGCGCGTCTAAATCCAGCGCATCGAGTTTTTCACCCTTCGGCACCGGCGCGGCTTTCGCTTTCTTAGTCGAGCCCGCAGACTTTTCACCAAGGTTAAATGCCGCACGAGCTTGCCGGTAGTATGCGATAATTTCATCGATGGACTCTCGAGTATGCTTCAAGGGGTCGCGGGCGAAGAGTTCGGCCATGTCTGACATATCAATAGCCCCGTGCCGGATTATCGCAGTAACCATCACGATCATAGTGATCGTGATATCGCCACCAGCCAGATCGATCGCCGTTAATAACTTTAATCCATTTACCATCGTAGAGTTCATATCCCTCACGGCCTTCGTTTGGGTCTTTTTTATCTTCGCTCATTCTATAATCTCCGTCAGTTCCACGTTCGGTTCCGGTATTGGCTCGAAGTGTTGCGCCGCGCCTTCTTCATTCCTGCGAATATGATCTTCGATCAAGGTCCGAATGACCTTCGCGGCACCGAGACGCGGATGAAGTTCCTGAAGCTTGTCGAGTTGGCCGACGAACAAGTTAAGCGTGTGCTTACTGATCGGCCTGTCCTCTTTGCGTTTCATTTCTTCACCTTAACGATCCATAACTGAGAAGGGGTCGAGGGAGATTGTACAACAGACATGGACTCGAGGTCCGGGTCATTCGCGTCCTTGCGAAGCTTGTACAATTTCTCTCGAACCTTCGCGGGATCGCCCGTACACTGAAGGACGATCCCGCGCTGGCTGCCGAGTGCCTCGTACCAAAGATTGAGCGAGACACCCGACATTACTTACTGAGCCGCTTCCGCCTGGGGCTGTTCGGCGGGCTTCTCAGCAAGGCCGGAAAGAATGTCGCCGAGGTCGGCCTGGGCCAACGACTGCTGCTCTGCGACACGCTGCTTCGCCAGTTCCATGATGTCCGACGACTTGGCGAGAAGAGCCTTCGCCGCGTTGGTGATGGTCTCGGACGTGTAGTCGGAGGCCTTCTTGCCGGACTTCTTGAGCAGTTCGCCGAGCTGCTTCTTGGCGATCCGCATGGCTTCAGACATGACAGGATCACGCGATACACCAGCGCCCGCAGCGCGGATGCCGAACTGATACGACTCGGCGTACTGATCGACCGTGGCCTGCATCGAGTTCTGGTCGAAGGTCCCGGCGTCGTCGAGTTCCTTGACCTTCTTCGCGAGGTTGTTGCGAATGTTCTCGTGATAGGTCTGGTTGAGGGCCGATGCCTCGCCAGCGGTCAGTTCGTGGCCTTCCTCGTAACGGAGCGGGACGTTGAAAGTTTTTCCGGCGATTGTGATCTGTTCCATAGTTTCCTCTGATGGTTAATGGTGGAATGCAACCGGGCGGGTTGCGCGCCGGTGTGGTGATTAAACCACACCATATTGACAATTGTCAATCATTATTTTGGTTCCCTGGATACTTTAATTCAGATCGTGACCCATACATATGGGCGGTTTTCTACAAAATCTCCTCCAGATCAAATTCCACGCCCTCCAGCTTAATAATCGCCACCACTGTTGGCGCCTCCTTCTTCACCATCAGCGGGTCGTAAACGGAGCGGCCCCACATAGGGTGGTCCTCTGGATAAATTTTCTTATTCTCCTTGCGGTCGAGGAACCGAAGCGAGTGAACGCGCCCGGCGAATGTCATCGCGGCCTTGTCGTCGGCGAAGCGGAGCCGCACACCCTTCTCCGACTCAAGAGCGCGGTCGAGCGCGGACCTGATATCGACGTAAGACGTGATGGAAGTGTTATACGCCAACGTAATTCTCCATTTCGATCAATGTCAAGGACTTCTTCGCGCGGGTCTCGATTACGTAGCGGACGTTAAGTTCCTGCTCTTCTTCGTCGGGGCCGGAGGCGTATGGGGATGGGATTCTCGATGGATCGAGATGGAACACATGATCGTACTCCAAGCCTTTGGATTTATGGCCTGACATAAGGAGGATAGGCCCGGCGCTTTTGAAGATGGATTCCGCATAAGCGATAGCTCCGCGGAGATCGCCTCCCACAGATAAAAAGACTCGGAGGCAGTCAGCCTTATCTTTAGTGGTTGCTTTCCCTTTTGCTTTGCGAAGCTTATCTGTTTCCCAGGCGTCGATCGCTTTGTGGGCTTGTTCATAATCCATATCCTCCGGACCGAGTTTCTTCAGTGCCTTTACGAGCGCAGGACCAATATCGCTACCAACGACAGTGACGCCCCTGCCAGCACGGATAAGGGTGAACGCAAGTCTGAAAAGAGGAGCGTTATTCCGGCAGATAACAGCAGAACCATCACTAATATCAGCGGCAGACCATGATTCAGCAACATTGACTGTTCCTTCCTCGGCCCACTCGGACCATTGCATGTGCGGAGCGCGGGAGCGCGCTCGTTCGACGACAGACTTAGGACAACGGAAGCTGATCGAAAGATTCATTTCCTTCATCGCGAAGCGCGAGCGGAGCGTCGCCATGCTGGTTGACATGGCTCCACGGAAAGCATAAATGCTTTGGTAGGGGTCTCCGACAGCGATAAGACGCTGTGTAACGAGTTTTTCGAGCATGGCATGGTTAATACTCGAAAGGTCTTGAGCCTCGTCAACCAGAACGAGGGGAAATCGTGGAAATGCACCGCCGAACAGTGTGGGCATATATATCTGATCGTCGAAGTCGATTGTTCCACTATATGCTTGGACGATTGATTCTCCAAGGGTGCGATCCACCAGCCCTCGACTAAGCTCTTCGGTATCCTCTTCCAGATCGGCCCAGAAATCGGCGCAAGATATGAGTCGCTTTCCGGTTGGTATGTTGTCAGGGATATATCCGGCGAGCTTAGCCTTGCCGATGAGCTTGAGAGTGTCAGAAAAGGATTCGTAAGCTTCGCCTTTATCGCGTCGGTTGAGGCCATCGACGAGTCCTTTCAGGATTGTGTAAGATTTCTTGGTATCAAGGACGAGGCGGCGGGAACAGGCCTGAGCCCAGACGCCGTGGCCGAGGGCGTTCAAGGTCTTGCACATGACGTTGGAGGGCAAGCGGTCCTTCATCTCGGTTGCAATGCGCTTGTTGAAGGCCAAGCTGAGCATGATAGTGCTTGGCAAAGCATGCGCGATCATGACCAGCGTGCTGGTCTTGGCGGCCCCGGCCAAGGCATTAATTAACAGATTGTCGGTTGACGACTTGGCCGCCTCGATGATTGCGGCCTGCTCTGGCGTGGGAACGAGCTTTGGTTTGTTAGCTAGAGCTAGAATGTCGGCGAGATCGTTCATGACAGTGGTGTTCCTTTATAGTTCGCCGCCGCCTCATCCATCAGCTTCCATGCGGCCTGCTGCGCGACGGTGTAGACCTCGGCCATCTTCAGCCACATGTGGGCCTTCTCAGGCTGGTGGTGAGCGAGGGACTTGCAGCCGTCGACTGACAGGCGGAAGCCCTCGATGAGGCGCTCGAAGGCGACTTTTTCGGTGAGGATTATCACTTATGTTTCTCCATTTCATATTTGAGGGCTTCGATTTCGTCCTCCAGCTCCATTATACGGAATCGGAGGAGCTGAATATATTCAGCGGTGACGCTGCCGAAGCCTTCGATAAGGGCTGCAGTACGACGGCGTTCGAGGAGACGAGGATTGACAGTCATTGCGCCGCCTCCGCCACCGGCGAGGCCAGGAACTTCGGCGGATCATCTGTTCGCATTCCTTCGAGCTGTTCCTGCCGGTTGCTTTCGTGGAACTTCTGAATGCCGGAGACGAGCGAAGCGCCGGTCTGGTCGAGCAAAGTCTTGAGTTCGGCCTTCTTGACCATGTGATGGTCCCGCTCGGCCTGGGCTTTCTCAAGCGCGCCGCGAAGTTGCGAGTTCTCAAACTCGAGGATCGCGTTGTGATGCTTGAGGGTCTCGGTGGTGGCGCGGAGGGATTCGAGTTCGGATGAAAGGGCGGAAATTTCGTTTGCGAGGTTCATATTGCAACTCCTGTGATATCGGTTGCCTTCGGTTCGTCCTCAACGACGGGGAGGCAGAGTGGCGAGTTGGTACGTTGCCAGCCGAGGCGACGAAGGGCTTCGTAAAGTGCGCCGTCGACTGAATTGGCCTCGACGACCCGGTTGTAATCGAGTTCGACATTGAATTTAATCTCAACGTCGCCGTCGGAGACGCGACCGATTGCGCTGATTGAAAACTCAAAGCGGTTACACAGATCGGCCTTGTTGATGAAGGTCCGCACGCGTTTCACCTCGTTGATAACGGCTTGTTCAAATTCAGTCATTTGTAGACTCCGCGGTTAAAGGCCAAGATCGGCCAGATCGAGGAAGGTTTGCTTACCGGCCTTCCGTTCCGGGGGGCTATACTCATAGGAACATTCTTCAGCGGTTGGGATGAAGGACTCGAGTTCGGCGAGGGTGCCGATCTGGATCAGGGGCAGGCCGCCGTCTTGATAGTGGGCGAAAAGCGCGAACGCGCCCGAAGTCAATTTGACTATGCGGGCGACGTTCCACTTGATTGAATGTGCTTCTTGCTCGTCCTCAGTCATGAGAGCGCCTGGAAAAATTTCGCTATCGGCCAGCAGATGGCGCAGACGGCTAAGAAGATGTATAAAATCTGCGGGAACATCACTTGTCCTCCGTCGATGCATAGAGGGCACGGACCTCAATTCGATCACGTCCGGCCGCAATCTCTTTGCAAAGAGACGTGTAATATAATTCGCTGGTGTGGTGCCAATCGCACCATTCGTTTTCGCGCGAATTTCCCTTGTCGTACTTGACGCGATACTGCCACGCGACGGGCTCTGGCGCAGCTTTGGCAATTCCGCAGCATTCGATGTGCTTCTGCAATACGATGTCGTGGCGCTCCTTCCAATGGGCGGCGACGTCCGCTGATGCTTGGGCAACACTCTTGAGATTCTCAAATCGGATAGCGTACTCACACAAGGCTGACTGTAACGCCTCAATACGAACGTCAGGGTCAACCGGATATGGTGGTGCTTGGGCAGTCATCGCTTATGTGCCTCCTGATGCTCTTTCCAAGTCCGAAGCTGTTCTTCGCGCGCCGTCTCAGGGCCATCGCCCATTAAAGATTCTTGATGCCGCTCGTAAGCGGCCTCGTTCTCGTCGCTGATGCAGCCGTCGCACCAGTATTCGTCGAGGTCCTTGCGGTAATGCAGATCACCTGCGTACCGGCACTTCTCACAGCAATGTAACTTTCCGTCGGGATCGCGGCTCATGACTTATCCCTCCAATATTGCATACGCCAAAGCATAATCATGAATGATTGAGCATCTGGGGCATTCAGACGCAATAAACGCTTGGTCTCGATAGAAAGTTCTTGCCAGCGCTTTTGTAAATACTCATTTTCTGTCATGCGCTTTGCTCCTGGTTCGTGCCGAATGCGATGACTTCGCAGGCATGTCTGAAGGACGAATAAGGCCCGCGCCTGATTGTGTGCCCCTTCTTCATAAGGACGTTGATGAGCCAGCCCGCGCCATCGAAGTTGACGCTGACGAGCGAAAGCGACGAGCCGTCATCGATCGTGCAAAGCTCGTAATGCGACGGGGACCAGACCTTGAAGGTGAGGCCGTAGAGGCTGCGGTAGGTCATGCCCGCACCTCGTTCTGGTCGTCGTTCTTGAACGGGTGGGAGGCGATCCAGGCCTCGAGCGAAGCGATGGCGGCGAGGTAAGTCTTATCACTGGCGCCAGTGATTGAGTTGGCTGTTGCCAACGCGCCCCGCTTGGTCCAGGCCTTATTCGGCTTGATTCCGGCGGTCATGAGGCCGAGGCCAGACTTGACGACCATTGCTTGATAGACTTTGGTGTTATGCGGTCCTGCAATCATCATGGTAGACTCCATTTGGTTATAGTCCAAGTTCAGCAAGTTCAGCTTCTGCGCGCCGCTTCGCGTCTCGTTTCTCAGCCGTGTCCGCAGCCATAGCCTCGAGGATCGCGCCGTAACGCTTATCCTGTTCGAGTTCGTACTGCGTGGGCGTGCCTCTGTGGCCGAGCCGAAGGCTCTTGGCCGTGCTCCGCTCACGCATGATTGCGATAGTGGTCTGCAGCCCGGCGACTGAGGCTGGGAGCCGGACTGTGTGGCCGCGCTCCTCCGGTCCTTGACCTGGGAAGGCGATGAAAAGATCGTCGCCAGCGATCCACATGCTGACGGCGTGGGCTGGGAGGGGATAGACTTCTGGCATTGGCCTTGACTCCGTTTGAGAAAATCTCTCAGGGAATTAACAGTCCTTACCCCTGAGCCGTCCCTGAATGCTGTCGCTCAGGGCTTTTGAAGGTTCATACAACGATTAATCCGTAGACCTCTCGTTGAGTGCTGTCCTGCCTCGTGTTCACTTCGACTTGGGAACGCGCGCCTTCAGCGTCCGCTTGCGCGTGTCAGCGCGATTGAACTCCTTCGCGACTTTCTGCGAAATTCCAGCTTTCTTTGCGAAGGCTTTGTTGTGGGCTGCAGCCGCCATGAAGCGGCGCTGTTTGTCTGAGGTGCTGGGCATTCATGTCTCCCTAACTTGTTTTTCCGCGCAACGAAACTTCCTCGTTGCGCGGCGCATTTCACCGCGCTGTGTTTTATTGAACGGTTCTGGATGCCGGACACTTGACAGCCGAAACGAGCGATAGATGATAAGTTTATCGGCCCAGATGAATGTCCCGGCCTTTCGTCTGAACCACCAGTCAATTGCTCGGCTCATAGCGCTACCGCGACAATGAAGCCAATCCCGGCCATCAAGGCTGTGCAGACAATAGCCTCGATGAACATGACTCGGATGCGGAGGTCGATCTCGGTCATAGGCCCAACTCCTTCAGTTCATCGAGTGCGTCGCGCTGCGAATATGCGGCGGCGACCTGTTTTGCGTCCATTTCCTGAACCATGCTCGCCGTCGCAGCACGATTGGCTGTATATTTGAAGGCTGCATAATTGATTGCATCACGCAGCGAACGCGGGAGCGAGTCGAACTCGTCGAAATTGAAACGACGGCGCTTCATTTTGATTGGAACGCGGACTGAATTTTTCATCGCGCACCTGCCCGGTAAGCGGCCAGTTCGGCCTTGCGAAGCATGATTTGGATTCTGGAAAGTGGTTTCATGGTTTAGACTCCGTGTGAAACGACGGTTAGATTTAGCTGCGTTGAATATACGGAAGCGGGACGTTGATGAACACCGCATGATCGTCATCCCACCACAGGCCAATAACAAACCAGCGTTCGCCGGTTGCGGTATCGCGGCTGAAACGAAAGTATTGATTGGTGAGAAGGCTAATTATACGTTGCATAGTCTGAAACTCCGTGTTGTGGAACAAGGGCGTTCCCGTCTATTCTATCAAAGCCTATTATCAATCATTCGCTAATCAGGTCTGCGTTTATCCAATGGCCATTGGCCGCGATGTGTGATCAGACCGAAAAGGTGTTGCTAGTGCCGTGATAGAATAGACGGGAACGTCCCGCCGTGTTGAAACCATACCATACCGCCCACGCCATGTCAACGATTAAATGAGCCAGCTGACAACTTTATTCAGAACGTGAAAAAGGCCCGGCCAAGTTTTACCCTGGCCGGGCCTGTGTTTATGGCAAGTGTGCCGTTGCTTTGTGATTGCGGCCTGTTCCACGAATTTCGATCGTGGTATCGTCATCGAACGTGAACGACTTGCAATCGAACATTTGTTCGAAGAATGCACCGCGTTCGCGCGCCATTGCGGCAAGTGATACGGTACGGTTGGTTATCGCGCGCCAATCGGCGATGCATTGTTCCGCTTGCGTTGGGAATGTTAACGGCATTTGCGTCACCGTTCTTCGTTATCGTCAAGTTTATATTGTCCCGTCGACAACCGAACGATCTTTGATTTCGGGCCGGAAAACTCGTTCGGGTTGTCAATCGCCCATTGCACGAAACGATTGAAGTACAACGATGCCGTTTTGGGTTTGAAACCATCTCGAACCAAATCGTTTAAAATATCTTTGGTTTCAAAAACACCATCGCAGCCGTGGTAACAAATCGTGTCCCAAATCGTATCCAATTTGGATGCGGATATGCCTTGTATTTCCATGTTGTTTTCTCCGTTTCAAACAGCCCGTGCCACGACGATATGCCGTGGCACGTAATGAACCATATCACATTGCCCGTACCGTGTCAACGATTAAATTGAGAACGAAAAAATGGCCCGTGCCACTTCAACATGGCACGGGCCTACGTGATTATCACTCTACCGTGACAATTTCAATCATACGGCTCTCGCCATATCGTTGACGATACCACCACTCGAGATCGGATTTTATTTTCTCGAACGTGTATGGTTTGCCTTCCGTATCGACGGTTTGCCACATTTCTTCACCGTCGATTGTAACCATAAACCGGATAAGCATCACAGACCAAGATCGGCCAATGACTCTGGCGTGGCGACGGTTTTGAGTTGCGCCACACGTTCGGCCGCCATTGCGAGCAATTCCGGTGTGACACGTTCCACCGCTTTCGCGCGGATGTCGGCGGGTTTGTAGTCCGATACCTTTTTGCCCGCCTTCTTGATAATGGCCGTGATTTGCGCCGTTGCCATGCGAATGGCCTCGGCCCGAACCGGATCGCCTTCGCGTGTCGATTGCACGCGAACTTCGCCACGCATGAGCGCGTCCAACTTTTTCTGCGCCATCGCGGTTGCGGCCGCGACCAAATCATTCGGGTTGGACTCTTTCGTAATTGACGCATGCGAGTCCATTAGGACGTTGCGCGCGCCGATATACAGAATGTGATCGATGGCTGCCTGCGGCATTGACGCAAAGTCAACGTCCAAATCGATCGACTTACCAATATTTACGGTTGTCATGTTAGACTCCATTTGTTGCGCCATGTGGCGCGGGCTGTGCGGTTTGCACAATCACGTTGTCGCATGGCGCGAGTGGAATGTCCATGTGACAAATTGTCGCACCCAAACATTTTCTGGACGGTCTGACGTTAAATGACAATGTGACATTTCTGCCCGCACCCACACGATGAAATTGCTGCGGTGCAACATAAATTTTTTTGGTTACAAAAAAAAAAAAAAAAAAAAAATCTTGTAACATATTTTGAACGCCCCGTGGGACCGTGGGCTACAATGTCACACATTGAGATGAATGTTAGGTATGCCAGCCATGTGGCATGCCAGTCATTGGTATGGGCCATACGACCATCGTATCGGGCGGCCGATTAACTCGAGCCCAATTAAATCATCTGCAATTCAATCGTGCGCAATGCAAAGTGTTTCATTCTTCAAACATCTCGATTTGCAATCGCGGCTGCAGCCGACGCGCGAGCATTTTTTAGAAATGTCACTTGGGTGGGGGTGGGGCCGTCGAAGGGGGGCGGCCCCTCGCGCGCGCACAACCCTCGCAAATATGCGCCCAGGTTTTGAACACCTTGCTCTTTCTCTTGCTTCAAAAGATGCTCGCAAGGCGGAGGTACGGGTGGCCGATCACGCGAATGT